GTGTGTCCATCCCTCGTCCCGTTCTTCCCGCATGTGTTTGATCATGGCGTTCAGTTGACGAGCGTTGCTGGTGAGAAGTGTTTCCCACATGTTCTCGAGCAGAGTCAGATCAGGATCGTAGTTCCGGCGAGTGGTTTCGAGAATGTAGTATTCTTCCTGAGGGAGACGAAGGTAGTTCCCTTGCTTGTAGCGGTACTCGTACAATCCCCGAAGGTACTCTACCAAACATCCGTAGTCTTTCTCGACCTCGTTGAAAAGAGAGGCTTTCTCCGGGAACAATTCCCTTAGCTCTTGAATCTTTCCTGGACCGTCGATCTCGTCGATCTTGAACTCCAGGTACCTCATCCGAAGATTCGGTTCATTACCTCGAAGTCCTCGCAGACGAGTGTATTCCGGCGGGATTAGCTTGTAGCACTTTACCACCTCTCCCGGAATCGTCACCAATAACCCAGTACAGGCCATGTGATCGAGATCGGCGTACTGCTCGAGAAGAGCGTCGGAGCTGTCGATCGCGAGAGGTGTTTGTATTTGAACACGAGAGTTCGGAGACATCCACTCGTCAAATGGAAGCTCGACCATGTCCTTTCCCGAAGGTGCAAAGACGCCCACCAGTCTCAGACACGGTTCTGGGATCTGGCACACCAGCCGGTTCTCCGGGTGGGAGACGAGGAACACATACATATAACCGGGTTTCCCAGTTACCTCTTCGTCTCCCCAGGCCTCGTCGAACATCTGGCCGAAGGTAGGTCCCGACCATCGACTCCGACGACCTTCGATCTTTCGGTGGGTGGAGAGATACCACTTACCGGTGACACGACCCTGAAACATCCGAAGAATCGTTCCTTCGTAGGCGGCGGTGACCGTGGAGTTTGAGTTGTATCCTGCTTCTTGCAGTACCGCGCGTATCTCCTCAGAATCATCGGTAGTGATGTCTTCGGTGTAGGGGAAACCGCTACATACGACTCGAGGTCCTCCTGGAGCTCCGGTATCGATCACTAGACCGCGAATGTGCTCTACACCCTGAATAGGAGCATAGTAATGCACAAGAATCAGATCATCTTCAGGAATCTGATCGAGGACGCGAATTCCTGCCTCTTCGGATTGATTAGCGTCAATGCCTAGAAGCTGGAGAACGGCTTCGGCGATTCCCGGAGGGAGATCAGTGATTTTCGGCTTTCCAAGAAAGCGTCGAGAGTGATGATCCGGAACAGAATCTACAGTATGTCTTTCCATGCTTTACTCTCTGTAGGGGTTACGAGTAGTTCCGCGAACCTATAAGATGGTACACACGTGGATCTTGTAGATGTTTCTATCTCATGTCAGATACCGACATGAGATGCTCTTGCAGCCGATCTACTCATCGGCAATGGCGACCTCGTCCTCTTCGTCAGAGTTGGACGACTCCGATTCCGCATCAGAGTCTTCGAGGTTGTCGAAGACAGCTTCGGCGTGCTCGCGATCTTGATCCTCGCTGGGAACGTAGTCGGGAACACCGGCCTTGCGACGCTCCTCGTTGTAGCAGTCGACCCACTGGTCTTCGTACTCAGGATGGTCACGCTCGAGGCGCTTCGTTTCCTTTTGGACCTTGCGAAGAGTCTTCTTGATGGACTCGATCTGGCGGAGCTGGTTGTCACGGGCCTCCATCAACCTCAGCTCAGTCACACGACGCATGGAATAGTACGTCAGACTTGTTGGGTCGTCGTAGATGTCACCCCTCTTCAGCTCCTCCTCGCGCTCCCGAATCTCACGTGAGATTCGGCGCTGCTCGGCCTCTTTCTCCTTCACTGCCTCATCACGGAGAGCAACCTCGTCCTTCCTCATCTTGACATCGAGCTTCTCCTTCACAAAGGCATCTTCCTCGGTGATAGGTACCCACGCCCCGGTAGGAGCGACGCGGATGACGTACTTGCTGTCCACCTCGCGGATGATCTTCGACGCCTCGAATTTCGATTGCGACTCATCGGACCAATTCCCCCGAAGCTTCACGTAGCCGTAAACAGGCTTGCCGTTGCGGAGCTTTCGAGGCTCCTTGAACAGCATGAAGCTCAGAAGTCCAAGACGTTGGCCTTGGATGGGAGGATCGACCATGGTCCTTACGACCTGTGGGTAGAACCATGTCTGCCCCTCAACGGCAGCTTGTCCGACAGAGTCCTCAGCCTTCAGCGGAGGATAACCCGGCACGAGCCACTCTGGCTGCCTCACCGGTTCAGCAGATGATTGTGTACTGTTGTCACTCATTGTTGATATTTGCGCGTACTAATACTTACACCTATTTCCCGAGGCTTTAAGTCAGGACTCAGAATGTGGGAATCCAGTTCCATCCCAGAATACCCCATGCTTCCTTCATCTTCTCGTCATGTTCATCCTCCTTCGTCTTTGTTTTGAGGATGTAGAAGTCGTCCTTGCGACAAGGATATCCTCTGCGCTGTAGGAGTTTGTATAGCTTGTAGTTGACCGAGAGGGAGTTGATTCGATCGTCGTCCTTGATCTCCTCGAGAACCTCTTCGAGCTTGTCGAAGTCTTCGTATAGCTCATCCACAAACTCCGAAATGTTCGGGCAGTCATCCCCAGTGACGATATGGAAGATGAGGTTGAGGTCATCATAGTGGTTACTGAGACCACGCTCCGAGAGGAATCCGTAGATGTGATCCTTGGAGACAGAGTTCTTTTGCCCCTGGTCGGAGATGAGGTTGTGTTTCTCCATCTCCTCCTCAACCACTGCCACCGCGTCTTGGATCTTCTTCGGGTCGGTGTTCTGGGTTCCTTGGAACCTCTTCACCGCGTCGATAAAGTGACCCTTGCGAGTGTAGGTGTACTTGCTCGCCATATTGACACGATCGGTATCCTTGAAGCTGGGAGCATCGTCGAGGATCTCGACTTCGGCGGAGCAGGTACTGCAGATGTAAATCGAATCATCATCGATGCTCAGGTGGAAGTCGATACCCTGGCAGGCCGGGCAGACCAACTTCTTCGGGCGACGAGAGAGGTTCTCAAGTTCGACGTAGTCTTGAGCGATACACAGATACTGGCTCACGAGCTCGTTCATTCGAGCGGTGTTGGTGTCGTATTTGGCCGGTTCGACGGAGACAAAGCTTCGCGCCCCAGCACTCTTGATGAGGGTTCGATACTCCTCGAGAAGATCGGCTGTGCGGAAGATATAGAACGTTAGTTCCAAAGTACTCTCTAGGTCTTGGATACGCTTTCGAAGCAACGAAGCTTGGTGTTTGGCGAGAACTTTCTGCGCGGGGTCATCGCCGTTCCTCAAAATCCAGAGTGTCTTTGATAGGTCACACTCGAGCTCTTTCACTGTCGAGATGTTGGCCGAGAGTTTGTCCCGGATCTTCGAGTCGATGTGAAAGATGTTGTAGTCTCTCGCATCGATCTTCATCTTCGATGCACCTGCACGCCACCATCCTGTCTTTCGAGGTCTTTCCGACCTTGTGGAAGATGCAGAAGATGTCTTCCCACTCCGGGGCTTTGACGATCTTCGAGTTCCTCCCTTCGACCGCGATGATGCTGCCGGCGTCGAAGATGGAGGAGCCGACAGAAAAGAAGGGGCAGGGGTCTTGGAAGGTCGAGACTTCCGCCCTTTCTTCGTAGGTTTCGGTTTCCGCTTATTGGAAGGGAGATACTGACAGAAACCCTTGGAGTTGTTACTCATTCCTGGATACTGGTGGTAGGAAGAATCTGTTTTAACATGATATGATATCCAACAACCTCAGACCCGAGGTTAAGATCGACAACACGCGACATGGTTCGTCGGCTGAGCGATTCCAGACCATTAGCCCAAGCTTCTTTTTTGCGATTATTTTTCTCTTTGGCAGGTAGTAACAGCTACTCTGCTACACTAATACATCATGTCGTTTTCAGTTTGCAACGCTAGCCATCTGTTCATTGATCTTGCGACCTTCTCTGAGATTGAAGGTTTCCTGTATGGTGGTCCCGATGCGGTCACCTGGTTCGTCGCTGCGGTTCAGAAGGCCAACTGGATGAGCTTCCTGCCCATCACCCTTCGCCACATCGGCACCATCGACTTCGGTCAGAAGAACGTTTCCGCTTCGGTGAATCGTTCTGGTGATTACGTTCTCCACCTCTGGTTCCGCACCCAGATCCCTCAACTCGAGCTTGTGCAGTCCTTCGTCCAGAGCCAGAACGCTGGTATCTACAGCGATTCTAGCATCCGCTGGACCCGGAACCTGATGCACAACCTCTTCGAGAAGGTGAACATCTCGTTCAACGAGCTTGTTGTCCAGGAGTTTGACAACTACTGGCTGGACTTCAACTTCCAGTTCCGCAAGCGCGGAAGCAAGCGCATTGGTTACCGCAACATGATCGGTGACATCGCCTCGATGACGACCCCTGTGCCTCCGTCCGTGCCCCTCGGTACCGGTGGCTACTTCTCGGTGCCCTTCCCCTTCTGGTTTGGCGAGGACTCCGGTATTGCTCTTCCTGTCGCGGCTCTGCCTTTCAACGACATCAAGATCAACTACGTGTTCCGCCGCTGGGAGGACCTCCTTGTGGTCTACCCCGGAACTGCTGCTGTTGGTGGCCCCGGTGGCCCCAACACTGGCCGCGCCGCCACCTGCGCTGACGTCTACGTCTTCGGCTCCACCAGCCAGAAGCCCAGTCTGATTGACTCTCAGACGAACGCTCACTACGCTGTTGTGCACAACGACGAGCGTGTGAAGATGGGTGATGCTCCTCGTGACATGCTGATCCACCAGATCCAGGGCACGCAGAACGCACCCTTCAAGGACATCTCCTCGCGCACCACCTTCGACACCCGTCTCTCGCACGCGATTGTCCTCTTCTGCTTCGCTGCTCAGAACATCTCGCTTCTGACTGTGAACAGCGGCAACTGCGGTGGTGAGTGGTCCAACTACACGACCGAGCCTGCCTACGCCGGTCTGGACCCGATCGCCTTCACGACCCTGGTGTACGAGAACACTTGCCGTCTGGCTCAGGGCAGCGACTACTACTCCCTCATGCACCCCGACCTTCTCTCTAAGGCCACCCCCGACGAGACTGGTTACCACATGTGGAGCTACTCGCTCAAGCCTTGGGATCCCCTCAAGCCTGCGGGTTCGACCAACTACAGCAAGCTCGCCAACGTATCTGTCTCGCACGACATGTCGCCCGCTGCTCAGGCCTCCGCTGGCATCGGCACCGCTTCCGGCCGCCCCGAGGACCAGAACGGCAACATCATCCAGTACCCCGACAGCTCTGGTGTTGAGGTTGACTTCCCCCAGAAGTACCGCCACATCTTCATTGCCCGCAACTGGAACATTGCCCGTGTTGCCAACGGTTCTCTCGGACACCCCACTCTGTAAGCTGCTGGCTGAGATTCTTCGTAGAGATCTTGTTGCTCTACATCTCAACCTTCGGTTTACTCCCCCGACGCTTTCCGGAGTGTCAACATACTCTTTTGGCAGATGCCAAAAGAGTTACTCAAACGCGGTCTAAATATTGTACACGTTAGTAATCAGGGACTTCCAATATGTCTGACGTGAAGAAGACTATGAAATCTGTTACCCGGGAGACCGACGCCCCAAAGCCTTCGGGCGGGCGAGGTGCAACCTCCCAGGTTCCCACTATGAACCAGAATCTCCAGAACATCACCGAGAACCTTATCAAGATCTACGATAAGCTCGATTCCCTTGAGAGCCGACAGTCCGCCCTTGAGAAGAAAATCTCGGCGATCGACTCTACTCCGGCGACCGATCTCGACCTCGCTGAGAAGGTGGATGCCATTCTCGAGAAGCAAGACGAACTTGAAGCCTCTATCCGTCGTGTTGACGGAAGGGTGATGAGAAGCGTCGGGAGTCTGAATCAATCCGTTACCGATCTCGCGGAGAAGCAACGCTCCACGGCCTCCACTGTCGGTCAGCTCGATGACAGAACAGCCGACGGTTTCAAGAGCGTTGCCAATGACACGAAGAACATCCGTGACATTGTGGACAGCATCTTCAACCATGTCTCTCTGGTGTATGAGGCGATCGAAGGCGGTTCGGAGGATGACTCAGAGGACGACGCATGCTCCGGAAACTCCACTCCTATCGGTGTTACCCCTTGCTTTGTGGATACTCTGTCTCGGTCCAAAGATGAGTACGTCACTGCTCTTCAGTGCGAGATGGAGATCTGCCGAACGCAGCTTCTCAAATCGATCGGTGAACTTCTCGACGAACGAAGGCACCGAAGAAGCTCATCCCCTCGTCACTCCTCGGAGAAGAAGGAACGCGTCCGGTACATCGGTAAGGACCGTGAGTTTTGACTGCTTGCCCGTGTATCTGAGGGCTTGCGGGAGTTCAAGGAGAATCTGAAAGAGACGTTCAGTCGTAATTCCTCGGAGGTCGGTGATCGCGGAGATACCACATCCGAGGAGGATACAGAGGCACTGGCCTTAAAACATCTCCTCGAAGAGCACTAACCACGGGGTCGTCCCATCGGCCCCCGGATACACGAGCCGGATTCCGGGCGGGAGTACGGAACTTCTCCACGTGTACTGTGGCACGTAAGTTATGTTGAGAATTCGCCCAACATAACAAAAACTGAGGACTGTGGGTATTCGCCCGAATGAGATTGTAGGTGTGGAAACATGAACTCGACAGAGACCAGGCCTAAACACGATTGCGCGAAAGAAAAGTGCCTAACCAACCCCAAGGGATGTTCCGAAGCGTGTAACTATTTCGAGGGTCACGCTTTCGACTTTGACCTTCGGGAGTTTTGCGTTGACTGCGGGCTACATCGCGCTCTCCATGCTCTACGAAAGTAGATGATCGTCTTTGTATACTCTTCCCGGACAGGAAGAGTATATGGTAGCACAACGTGCTCACGGGACTCCCATGTTCGCCAGCTCATCAGCGCGGTCGTTGCCCGGGTCACCACTGTGACCGGCAACATAGCCAAACTCGAGGGCGGTGCCTGCTTTCAAGTGTCTTTGGATGATGACGTTGAGCGCCTTCCACCATTCGGCGTTCTTCTTGAAGCCTTTTCGGAGCCATCCTCCCATCCACCCCGAATACACACCGGGTGTTCGCAAAACGCCGTTCCCGTCCTTCACCAGACCCTTGAGGACGTACTGTAGACTGTCAGAGTGGATGAAGTAATCGCCGCCTTCGGGGGCATCCTTCAGAAACTCGATGACTGCGGTGAGTTCCATCTTGTTGTTGGTGGTGGTTCGTTCGCCTCCATAGTTGAAGAACTCGAGCGTGGTACCGTTAGGGAGGATACGGTACTCCACCCAACCCCAACCGCCCTTGCCGGGGTTCCCTTTGCAGGCTCCATCGGTGTAGACGTGGATTTGAGGACGCGTAGGTTGTTTGGTTGTCATTTCGAGTAAAAGAGATCACGGATATGAAAAGCGAGGTCTCGTCCCGAAAGGAAACATAATCCAATACGACTTCAGTTTTCCCACTGCTGTTGAACTTTCTCGTGTTAATCTAACAGATACGTCAACTAATATGTCTTTGCAGCCCGACGAGTACAATATCGCCCCTGTTCGCAAGGCCATTCACGATGAGCTCGTGAAGAAGGTCTTCAAGGATCGTGGAGGCGGTAACTTCACCAGCCTCAAAGGTTACGACATCGAAGCGGCTTTTGACCTCTATGACGACAAGGTCTTTGGAGGACAGATCCGCAAGAAACTCAGCGAGGAGGGCAGCCTCCTCCGCTTCTTTGCCAAATCTCGCACCTCGGGTGTGGGTGGCATCTGTGGGATTCGCTCGCCTGCGGCTACTCCCGGGTCCAAACCCGGAGTGGGTCGGACTGGTCTCGAGTTCGGAGAAGTCTGTGAATACTACATCGACGTCGCTCCCAACATCCTCGCCCGACTGACGCGTGCTCGCGGCGAAGAGCTTGGAAGCCTCGCCGGTGTTGGCTGTGCCGACCGGGTGTACTGCTTTCAGCTCGTTCTCGAGCATGAGATCGTGCACCTGCTGATGATCCTCTGGGGTTATCTGTTCAAGGAGTCGACCGGGCCCCGAGCGCACATCTTCACTAAGCACGGTGACCTGTTCCAGTGTCTCCTCCGTGCTTACTTTGGCCACACCGAGTATGCCCACGATCTCGGTCTTGTGGATCTCGATCTCCCTGAGACCCGGAGCCCATACCGCACACCGGCGTTTCCTCCTGGGAAGGTGCGACCGGGTCTGATGACCAACTGGTCAGGCAGTTGCTACATGGACTCCATGATCATGGCACTGTTCCTGATGGCCAACAACTACTACCGCCAGCGCATTTTCGAAGTCGATCCGGTAGACATCGACTACACTGCGTGGGCAGCCGACGATCTCGAGAAGAAACTCGCCGATCGCGGGGAGAAGGTGTACAGTATGCCCTGTCGTCCCGGCAGCCGCATTCAGACCGAGTCGGAGACCCGGGCGTATGCCGGTCGTCTCCAGGCCGCTCTTCGCGAGGACTACGATCGTGTGGCTGAGGGAAAGGAGATCTTCAAGTGCACCAACCTTCGTGGGGTCTTTGCTCAGTGCATGCCGAGACTGCTGCCTTTCGGAGACTTCAACGTCTCTGAGGTGTACGACATTCTCACTGACATCTTCCCCGCTCTCAAGCTCCACGACATCCCGGCGACCATCGTCAACCCAACTCTGCGTACTACCCGTGAGGGAAGCATCGAGTCGAAGACCATGTTTCAGATGTGGGACTACATGGACCCTGGAGACGAGACGGAGGGTGCCATGCCGAAATGGGACGAGGTCGACGCTCCGATGCTCGTGTTCCAGAACGGTCTCGTCCCTCCCATCCGCGACTACGGCTCGACGAACCCGGAGAAGATCGCCGTTCACGGACCGATTCCGGGCAAGTACACCTACACTACCCGGGTGATTGACGGTACTCCGACCCGAGTTCCGGTACCCAAGTTCGGTCGTTACACCACCACCCAGAAGAAAGCTCGGGCTTTCAGGGAGTACATCATCGGCGGTCGGTACCGGCTTGTAGCTGCAGTGTCGGTGCAGGGCTTCCGACCTCGTTCGATTGCCGAGTGGGGTGGCGGGCACTACGTCGCCTACCTCCGCCCGAAGGGTGACCCTGAGAAGTGGTACTACTACAACGATCTCGGCCCCGTGTGGCGCCTGATGACCGAAGACGGTTCTCTTGACCGGAGGATCTTCTATGACGGCAGAATCGAGCGTCCAGAGCTTCTGTTCTATGAGCGCATTGCCTCTCCCGGCGAGGAGGGCGGTATCGCCGAGGGACGCTCTCCTCCTGCCTCGCCTCCACCCCAAGAGAAGACGGTGGAGTGGAACGGCATCTCGCTTCATGCCAAGCTGATCTACCGCCCTGATGGTCATGTGATGGTCTTCATCCGCGACGCTTCCCCCGGTGGTAATTTCATCGGACGACTCACCACTCTCACTCCGGAGTACACAACCAAGGTCACCGAAGAGACCTACATGTGGCGGGAGCTGCCTGAAGTTGCCGAGAAGCTCCTTGCTGAGGTCCAAGAGATTGACCGTACCGCCGCTGGTACCCCGTCTCCCGGCGCGCCTCCTCCCGGTACCTACACCAACATCGACGCTGTACCTATGGGCAAGAAGTTCCGCGATCTCACTTCAGAACTCGCCATCTACAACTACAGCAACGTCGGTTTTGTGGTGTGGGGTGAGAAAGAAGCCCTCGAAGATCCCGAGATTGCCCGTGGCCTCAAGCAGATCGGGGGTATCCATCCTCCTCGCCTCAAGTACGGACTCGCTGGAGGGTACGTCTTCAGCAAGAAGAAGCACCTGAAAGAAGTATTTGAGTTCTTCTTCATCTTTGACGAGTGAGGTCCGACTTCCAAACATAACTTCACCCTTTTGGGTGAGGTTATCATCATGACTGTAAGTAAGAGTCACAGAGTGTAAACATGAAGCTTGAAACAACACACATCCTTCTCCTTCTTTTGATCGTAGGGGTAGTACTGTTCTTGTGTCTTGGGTGTTCTGTCGAGTGTTCGAGCGGAGCTACCGAAGGTTTCTATGAACAACAGTGGACCTGTGATCAGTGTACCAAGAACTGTGATGCTGGGGACTACAACCTCTGTACAATGCTTTGCCAAGATGCCTGCGCGAGATAGGGCTGTCACTACGCCTGTCTGATGAGCGGTGGCGACCCTCAACATTGCCACGGAAGAGGAACCTGTGTTCGGGACGGACAGGGTTGCCCCTGTGCGACCTACCATGGGTGTTTGTGGGAGTGCTCGGCTACCGGTCCGGCGACACACGAAAAAGATCTCGACAGGGTCAAAGCTTGCAACCAGATCTGCCGCAACGAGTACATCGGTCAGCCTCCAGGAGGTACCGATCTTTGAGCTGGTATTTTCTTAGTAGATACCAAGAGTCGTAGTCATGAACAACACACAAGTACTACTTATCATCCTTCTGGTCGTCGGGTTCCTGTTTGTGTTTGGTTCCTGCGGAATCGTCTGTTCTGGAGGTGAAGGCGAAGCCTACCGCCCGCAGGATCCTGACAAGGAGTGGACCTGCGACGAGTGCCTGAAGTTCTGCGACGCCGGTGATCCGGCCATGTGTACAGTACTGTGCCAGGATGTCTGTCAAGACCAAGGTTGCCGACAGACCTGCCTTGCCGCTGGAGGAACACCGCAACAGTGCAACCCTGATCACCCGAAAGACAATTGTCCTCCCGGTGGAAGCTGCCCCTGTAGGTGTCATATTGGTTGCATGTGGAACTGTACCTCTGAAGGTAAGAGTCTTAAGGACTGTGAACGCGAGTGCTCTGGAAACTACGGTGTGATCTCCCCCATCGTCGCCTGTCGAGATCTACCGAAGAAGTAAACGGTTACCACCTATCGAGTCTCTTCTCCATTTGGAGAAGAGAGTTTGAACGGGAAAGATCTAATCAGATGCATAGCAGACATCCAACGCCCCTTCCAACTTCGTTTGGCACTCTTCCTTGTTGGTGCCAGCGTCGATACAGGCCTTGTAATCATCAAGAGCATTGTCGTCGCAGGGGTCATCAAAATCGAGATAGTAGGGGGTGTTGTAGTAGTAAGGGGAATCGTACCACCAGTAATACCATGGGTACCCGTAAGAATAGCTCCAGTACGGCCAATACCCACCGTGATGTCGGTGATGACGACGAGGTCGGTGATGAGGGTGGTGGCGAGGACCACGCCCCTTGCCTCTCCGACCGGGACTTCTGCCGCGACCACCACCTCCACGGGTACCACCACCGCTAGCTGCCCTCCGGAGACCTGCGAGAGGAACCATTCTTCCGGCAGCACCTCCAAGACGGGGACCTCCGGGAGAACCACCACCGAGACCACCAAGAGAGGTAGCTCGGATACCATCACCGACGGCTCTTCCGGGGCTGCCACCTCGACCACCTCCGCCGCGACCGCCACCACCGCCTCCGCGGCCACCTCCGCCTCCTCGGAGGTGTTCCACCTTCACTTCGGCAGCGGGCATACCGCGGCACTTACCGGCGAGTGACATGATCACAATGACGATGATGGCCAGCACGGCTAGGCACAGTAGAATCTGCGTGTTGTTCATGTCTGAAATACTAAACGTACGCGTCTGGTATATATGTCAAGGTAAAAATACTGCGGGATATGTGTCTCGGTGATGAGGGTATGTGTATGAGCATACACGACATCCCAACGCAAGATCGGTTCACACATGCGGATGTCGAAAAAACTGGGATAAAGAATTTAGTTCGGCTATGTTAGCGTGAGCTTTGCTACACCAACCCAATCGAAAACCTAATCGAACCAAGTGAAACTCTACGTGACACCATGGCAACAACCGACGACGTTAAGGACATTTTCGTTCCTATTGGAACCTTTGACAAAACCCGCTTGCGGGTGCTCGACCCTGCGACTCACTCCTTCACGAAAGGAGACTCCGAAATTGAATGGACTACCTCCGAAGGCCGCTACGAAGACGATGACGGCGAAGAGTGCGAGCTCTTCTTTGAACTCCCCGAGCAATTCTGCTTTGGGGTCAACGCTGTCTACCCCGTTGGCACGGCCAAGGAGGACAAGCACCTCGAGAACATGGTCGGACTGCAGATCTGCTATCCGCTGACCGGCATGAAGACCATCGAGAACCCTACCAAGGAAGAAAAGTACACCCAGCGTGTCTTCCAGTCTCTCTGGCAGGTGGCGTGGGACAAGATGCAGGTGGAGTGTGAGAAGGAGGAGCTCCTTGTCCCCAACCCCACGTACAACTCGTACTTGGCCGCGCAGAAGCGCAAGAACCCGGAGATGGCGGTGAAGCCTGTCTTTGCTTTCCCGCAGAAGACCGATCCCAAGAACTCCAAGAAGAAGGTCGAGGATCGGAGCAAGCCTCGTCGTGTCTACGCCAAGCTCCTGACCAAGGGAAATGGACGCAAGATGCGGTGCATCACCCAGATCTACGGTCCTGGCGACAAGCAGGACAAGACCGGTCTGAGGTACATGGACAAGCGTGGCAAGGTCCACCCACTGTTCAAGTGGGAGGGAGTCTTTTGGGGCTCCCACGGACAGAAGGCTCCCTATGGTGCCTCGATCCGCCTGCGCATCGCCCAGATGAACTTTACTCCTCAGTCTGAGGGAGTCCCCAAGCGCCGAATGTTGGCACCCAACTCTGCACCGCCGGAGGAGGATGACTCTTCGGACGACGAGGGCGCCTTCTCTGCCGGTGGCTCGCACGACGACGCTGGCGGTGAGGACGAGGGATTCGCCCAGCCCGGAGACGACGAGAACCCGATGGATGCTCTTGACGGTTCCGACGAGGAGGGCTCTGGAAGCGGTGGACAGGAAGAGGTGGAGATCGAAGAGCCTTCCCCTCAGAAGAAGGCTGCGAAGCCAAAGACCTCCGCCAAGTCTGCTGCTGAGAAGCGCAAGGCAGCTCTGCTGAAGAAGCGTGCTGCCGCCAAGGCTGGAAAGAAGAGGACGTAAGTCTGACCAGCCTCCATCCACAACATCACCTACCCAAAGGGTGATGTTGTATCACGGAGATATACTCTCCATATTCTATTGAGAGGTAGTCAAAGGAGAACTACTATGAAGTGGGCCGGAACGCTCTCCGTTATTTTTACCCTGCTGTTTATGGTGGTCCTCGCCGCTGGTATTGCTGGGTATGTAGCTATCAAGGGACCGACCTTCATCTCGTTTGACGCAACGATCTACAACGTTGACCCTGTCGGAAGGACAGTGTACTTTCAGACTCCCGGTGCACCACCAAAACCTCTGGCACCGCAACAATCATCCCAGATCAAAGTCTCGCCAGGAACTGTCATCTCGGCCGGATTCTCCTCTGGGCAGTTGAACCTAGTCTACCGCGTCCCATCGATCAAAACGAATACATTCTATGTGTTCCAAGACTCGATTCAGGACAACACCACTGCCTTCAACCTCACCATCATCAATGCAGCTCCAGAAGACTATGATATGTGGGCGTTGGATACCACCACCAACGAACCTGTTGTGCTAACACCTCCAGATGTCGGCGCTGGTGGACAGGTCCAAATCCCCGTCTACACCAACGAGGTCCTAAAGTTCGCTCCTAGCGGTACCTCTTTCAGCGATGCTCCTTACGTGTTTGTGGTACAGATGAGTTGGGTCAACGAAGTCTACATCAGCACCAGTGGCCTAACCACATCTACAGCGAAACAGTAAGACTATTATGCCGTGGGGTATTAAGGTGATCGAAAGATCGAAGCGTAATTACTTATGCCGCTAACAAACACAGAAAAGGGCGTTGCGATCGCTATCGGCGTCGCTGCGGTGGTGCTGTTTCTGATGTTGTTGTTCTCGCGTACAACTCGGGGTCCAATTCTTATTGGGGTGCTTGGTATCTCAATGATGGCGATTGTCGGGTTGATCGTGTTCACAATGATGTACAAACCGCCAACCACCGCCGGTAGACCGACCGGTTCGACTCTTGCCCCGTTGAACTTCCACAATCTTGACCCGGGACTGGACGTCGTCCACATCACGATGCCTTGGGGTGAAGCGATCTCTCTCAACAGCGGAAGCAGTCTCTATGGACAGGAGATCTACGCTACCGAACAGATTCTCGCTACCGGCTTCCGAGGAACGACAGAGTACAACGAGAACTACACTAACAATACAGTCACCAACCTCGATATCTACTACTCCACCGGCGGGCCAAAATCAGCCGACCAGTACATCACCAACATGGTGCTCGACAACAGCGCAAAGTCCTCACAGACGACAATCTGGGCGACCGATGGAACGGGTGTGTGGTATCCCTACGCCGCTCTTCCTGGCTCTACTCGTGGAGCAAGTACGGCGTGGGTTGGTCAGGCATTCGCAACAAACGCCACAGGTTCCGGAGCTGTTACTACCTCCTCAACCAAGGACAATACCCTCGTCATTCAGAGCGACGGTACTATCAAACCATTCTCTTCGTAGCTCGAAGAGCTGTGCTTTTCATCGTGTCAAGGTACGATGAAAGACTCATCGGAAAGTCTCTTGTCTGATTACAAAGTGAGTAGATATGGACTCAAGTACACCAAACGGAAACGGGAACGGAGATAAGGGCCACACGACCAAGATCCTCGCGATTACTTTCGTGTTTGTCCTAATAGCGTTCATCGTAATCGGTGCTGGGTATCTACTGTGGACCAAGCTTCGCACCACACCGACGGGAGGTGGTGGAGGACCTCTGGTAACCCCCTACTTCAAGAAGTTTACCTTTGAGGCGTACTCTCTCCTCCCAGACTTTCAGTCCGGACAGTACGAATCAAGAGTAGTCGTCGGAGGAGTTACCTATCCTCCTCTCAACGAACCAGGAATCAAGTGGAACTCCACAACCAAAACAGCAGAACCTACCTTCGACATCTCGGTCGCTGAGGGAATGGGGATTCAGTATACCATGTACGATACCTCTACACAGAACACTGTTCTCGTCGCCGACTACGCTGTCACTCAGGACGATATGAAGAACGCGACTGTTTTCTACCTGTGCGATGGTAACGTTGTTGGAGACCAGAACCTCATTAAGAATTTCTCCTACCGGTTCGACGGGAAGTGGTCGAGCAGTAACTGCAACACCACCTATGCGGTACTGAGTTGGAACACCGCTCCTCTGACAGGAAGTGTCTTCAGTACCGATGATCAGATCCCCTGTGCCACTCTTCCGACAAAGGCAACGGTACCTTTCACCTACAACTCCACAGGAGCCACGCCGGCTAGTGTGGGATGGAAGGGTGCTTGGGTCGGTATGCAGTGGTATGTCAACCTTGGATCAACCGGAGGTACCGGTATCGGCTCGGTAAAGGTCACTGATCCAACAAAACCGGTGTTGGTCATCGCCCCGGGGAAGCTCGCGATGTCCTCATCGTGAGCACCCCTTCGGGTCGCAATGTCTTCATCGTGAGTCTGTCAGGAAACCTTTTCTTAGGCACACCTAAGAAAAGTGGGTTACGTGGAATAGTTACTATCTTATAGTGCGTGCACAGAACAAAACATGTTGCACAATACACAGCTAGTGTTCCGAGACACGGACTACCGGTATGGGTTTCACTGTACCAAACACCCCACCTATGTCAAAACCGTGAGAGAGGTGGCGGAGGGATTGCCATACTCTGCCTTTCAGATCTATGTCTCCAACGGAAGGGCTTACAGTCTTCCTGAGTACAACCTCAGGGATCTTGAAGAGGCGAGACGCGTCCTAGAGTTCTATGATCTAGATCTGTACGTTCACGGCTGTCTTCTCCACAACCTATGTGGAGCGGCAAAGCACCGCAAGGATCCCAAGTTCGACTCCGCCCTGAAAAGAACTATCGACGGTCTCACAGCGGAGACGGATATTGTGGCGGGACTGGGAGGAGTGGGTGTCGTCGTTCACCCTAACTCCTGTCACGACGCCAAGAAGGGACTCTTCACCGCCAGCAAAACCATCGAAGCAGTACTGACCAAGAACACTGTCGCCTCTGGAGAGTTGGCAAAGTCCCTCGGTATCACTCAGAAGGAGTTCAAGCGTCGTCGTCGAGTCATTCTCGAGAACTCGGCACAGGAAGGCAGCAAGCGCGGAGGGACGTTGGAGGAACTCGCCGAGATGATCAATGGAGTGGACGAGTCTGTCCGCGATCAGGTGTCAGTGTGCATCGATACCGCCCACGCTTTCGGTGCTGGGATCTACGATTGGGGGAAACCCTCGGAGGTTCGAAGGTTCTACGAGGACTTTGAGAGGATAGTCGGGCTGAGGTACCTGAAAGTGTTCCACCTCAACGACTCTCGTTGCTCGGAGAAGAAAGGGTCGAATGCGTACTTTGGCTCGAAGAAGGATCGACATGAGAACTTGGGTTTGGGATGGATCTTCAGTGATGAGGTCGCCGGAGAGACCGATGAGGGTTCACGAATTGAAGGCCTAAAGGAGTTTCTTCTTCAGGCAAGGAAGCACGGTATCGCTATCATCGGCGAACCACCCGCCACAGCTGCCGATGGCGGACCCGGACTTGGTCGACGAAGGGATTGGGGTGTGGTGTGTCAGACACTTGAAGATACAGAGTACCCGTTGGAGGCGGTCTACTATCCAGAGTCGTGAGAGAGGTGATTCTCGTTACTTTACAAAGTAAAGAGATGTATAAGAGTTGCTCAATGAGAGACTTACAGGCAGTTGGTGGCCATGGCCACATCGCTACCGGTGACGGTGGCGCGGCGAGCAGCGTTGGCGAACTGAGCGGCGCTCATGCCAAGAGCATGGATGTAGGCGAGAGCGAGGGCAGCGAAGGCGTACTTGGCATCCTCGGAGACGCGGTAGGCGCGCTTGCCAAGAGGGATACCATCATTGACGCACTTGAGTGCAGAGACGATGGCAATGGACTGGCGAGTCGTGCGACAGGGCTTGTCTCTGCAACCCTTGCGAGCCGCGGGCTTGGAGGCACTCTTGACAGCCTCCTCTGCACCCTTGAAGGCGCACATCCGGCGTTGTTGGACGACATCAAGAAGCAGAGTCTTGGTGATGGTCTTCTTCTTGGAGATGTTCAAGAGCCTCTGGCACTCAGCGCCAACCTCAGTGAGCATGCGCTCAGTGGCTCTAACGGCCTGGTTGACAGCATCAGCCGTCAAGCGGGCACCGGCCTTGGCCTCGGTGGTCTTCTTGACAGAAGTGGCTGCGGCGGCCCTCAGTTCGCGGGCAACAGCGGTGGGGTGAAGGTGAACGCCCTTCATCTTGACTTTCTTCGACGACATGATGAAAGAATGTGTTAGCTAGTGGTAGCAGTTATATACTGTCGCTGACAAAAATAACGCGAAAAACGGAATTACTCTGACTCCGTCACGGGCGGTCTCTTGGGAATGTGGAAACTTATCGCAGTATCACATTCCCCGCCAGGAATACCTTCGCACGGCATTCGGATGCGATATTGGGGGATTGATTCTACATGAAGGTCCACGACGCCAACCTCTCGCAGTAGCCTGTCCATGGTCATCTGTGCCTCCTGAAGACTCTTCCAGACGGGTTCTCTACCGTATTCTGTAGAGAAGAGTGTTAGAAAAAGAACTACGGTGTCTTTTCCGGCAGCGGCCGCCTCAAAGATGCTGGAGTGCATCTTCTTTAGTATTTCCTCGTACTCGGTCTTGAGCTGAATACGTTTCTCGAGCTCTCGGAGAGATTGCTTGAGCACTTCTGCTTGCGATTGCAGATTCTTGCGCTCGACCCTAAGTGCCGATACGTAAGATGTTACTTTAGTGTAGTCCATATTCCTCTTACGCTCAGCTTAGTTACTACGAGGAAATCTTTATTGCTCATTCCAACCATTCCTCCACCGCCTTCCGTCGGCGTGTTGGGGATAAGGCCTCCCACTCCTTCAGAAGTGCATCCCGCTCGGATTTCTCTAGGGTTTGCAGATTCTCAACTGCCTCAGAATAGGTCTCGCTAGGAAGCTTTGCGGGACGGAGGACCTTCAGGTATCTAACCGCCAGAGTCATATCCGGACTCAACACCGGTTCGGGGGAAGCTGCAAACTGCGATGGAGGTGTACCGCCGGAGGCTTTCCTCTGTGGACGAGCAGCCTTTGACTTTGGAGACGCCCTCGGCTTCTGTCTGGACGCTTCTGAGAGAATATAGATGGTACCCGGGTACCCAGCGGAGATAGCTACATCCTCCAAAATCTCTGTGTACTCATCGGGGGTAAGTTGCACGGTAGAGAAAGCGATGCTCTTGGCCTTTTTGATCTGTGGAGACTTGAAGAGTTCAGTCACGGCACCCTCAAACCATTTCCTCCGGTTCTCAACAGTATCGAGAATCTTCTTCGGTCCACCCTCATTGAACTCGGCGATTAGACACGCGACGTATCGGTGATCGGATGTCGATGCCAACGGCGTCCTCGATGTACCGCTCTGGGGACGGGTGAGGATAACCGATCCGAGGTTGTAGGCTTCGGTTGGCGGACGTTGAGTGTAAATATCAGCGTACGGGTAGGCGCGGAACACCTGGTCCGTAATCCTCTCCGACAGAGTTGGTTTGGAAACAAGACTCTGAGATGTTGAGTTGGCAACAACTACCACCCAGTCAGAATACTCGAACTCTGTAAGAGAACTGTCTACTTCGACAATCTCTCCCGGATCCGGCTCATCGAGAAGGATCTCGGCCGGTGGGGGCTTGGTGGGTTTCTCCCGGATCTCAACCTTCGGCTCTGGCGTAAAGCCAAGGACCTTGATGCGACTGATTACGTGCTCATATCCAGGACGGTGAAGTCCCGGTGAGAGATAATGTACCGCTACTGCAAAGACAATGGCACACGCCTCGCAATCGTCACCCAATACCCCCGAGACAGAGTCGGTGGACGTGGCCTCCCGATCATAATGCTTGATGACCTTGTAGATCTCCGAAAGAGGGTAGTTGACATCGTGAGCTTGAAGCTGACGCTCGATCTCATCCTCTGCCATCCAATCCTCGTACTTCCACTCCCTCGACGACAGTACCGAAGAGATGTACTGTTCCGCACCCATTCGCCAACCCCTCGGTGGAAGAAGAGTCAGGAATGCCCTGGTTGCCAGTTCTACACCTACTGGGTAACCCAATAGGTTCTTGAAGCAGGCAGCGATGTGACGCAGAGCTCTCAGAATGCAGACCTCCTGTGAAGTGAAGTCTCCGATCTTTGGGCAGGTACCCATCCTGTCCGCCCAATCATTAACCTCCTTGAGGTGAGACTGGAACTCCTCGTAGGTGTTGTTGGCGACGCCTGCAGTGAGCGTGCGTCCAAGAGACTCAACATACCGACTCAGGAGAGTCTTGGCGGCCTTGGTAAGAGAATAATCAGTGTATGCATCGCGAGACGAGAGGACTGTGTGGATGATGTCGGTGTAGTCGAACTCTAGGGTTTCCTTCGAACCGGGTTCAATAATCTCACAACCGTAGATCTGGAGGACAACCATCTCGATCATCTTCTCGTCGATCTCGGTAGTATCTTTCAGGTAGGCGACTTGGATGGCAGTGTCGATAAAGTCGAGGAGCTTATCCTCCACCCACTTCTGATAGGCAGCGATGTACTTCTCGGTGGTGGACAGAGAACCGAAGATGACCTCCTCCACACGATCCCGGTACAATCCCGAAAATCGGATGCGATTGGTGTCGTTGACCCACTTGGCTCCGGTGCGCTTTCGAGGGTACTTGCCACCAATCTCTTCGAGTCGGGCGCGGTTCTCCTCAAGGGAGGCTCCTTGGAACTGGAGGATCTTCGTGTTCCTTTTCTGGCGCTTCACCTTGTGACCGAGGACCTTGCCCTTTCCGGATATTGGATGACGACCACCGAGAGATTTCAGCTCCTCGATATTTTCCTCGAGGATCTTCCCCCGGAACTGCATGACGTTTCTGTCCTCGATCATCTCACCTCCGATTAGTTTCCTAGGATACTTTCCTCCTAAGACGAGTAGCTTACTTGCGTATCTCGGAAGAGGCTTTCCCCAGACCACAAAGTTCCCGTCGGAAGTGTCGTGGATAGTGAGCCTGTCCGGGAGATCCTCTGGTTTCTCGATCCTCTCAGGAGGTGGTGGAGTGGGAGTCTTGGCCTTTGGGGATGGGGTTTTCTTCTTCGGCTTCGGAGTCTTCTTCGGGGTCTTCGCCTTCGGTGTTGGTGTCGGGGTTGGTGGGAACAGAGGAGACTCTGGATCCGGGCTCGGCGACGATGTGACGATCTCTTGAAGGACACTGTCAACGTAACGCTTGAGGTCACGCTTCCTCATCACCGGACTCCTTCCGAGACGCTCTTTGAGGATCTCTCGGAGCTGCCGGAAAGTGATGTCATCGAGTTTGTCTCGGTGTTCCTCGATAATCGCTCGGACAGTGTCTTTCTCCTTCGGGGTCAGTGGCGTCGTCGCCGGGGACTTTGACTTGGCCTTCGCCTTCGCCTTCGGCTTGCGCCTTCCCGGGGTGAATTCTGGAGAGCGACGGTACCACCTCTTCTGCTTCTGTAGGACGATATCTACCTTTGAAGGATTGCTGGCTGCCGCGTAGATCTCTTCCTTCTGGGCGGGGGTGGCCTCCATGTGCAACCACCTGAGTGTTGCCGCGATGAGAGCCGAGGGCCCGATCTGTGTTTTTTGCCATTCATCGGATTTGGTGAAGATCTCGTGTATCTCGTTGATGACACGTTCGTACTTCGGCATGCTGCTGTAGATGTCCGTCCAGGAAACATCGTTGATACCGCGGATGTATCGGACTATCTCTTCCCCGGTCTTCTTGTTTGGGGCGATGCTGTAGGCAGCATCCTCTACCATACCGGCATGGACTTTACCCCGCCCCTCTGTTTCAGCCACTCGAAGCGTCAGGGCCACCATCCCCTCTACGAACTTCTTGTCCTTGGCGGAGAGGTGGTCGGAGCGGAAGTCTTTCAGCTCTTTTGGACTCCATCCGCTCGGAGCCGGGCTGGCAGCGGTTGCTGTCGGTGAACTCTTTGGGGAAAGCTCCCCTCGGATTCGTTCAAGAGTAGGACCGAGAAGAGGGTTCTGAGGGTTGGTGAGCTTGGCGTTGTGGGTGTCGAGGAGACGCCTCTTCAACCGAGCGTTCTGAGAGAACTTGGCTCGAATGGCTTCCTCCATCAGTACTGGCTCAACCACCGCCCAGTCCTCTCGAATGTAGTACTCAGCTTGCTTCTTCGGGTCTTTCCTGCCGTATACCTTCTTCCTCGAGACCCGACCGGATGGGTCGAAAGCCAGAGTCGTGTACGGTTGTGCAAGTTTGCGGGCCTGGTACACTGTCGGGGCTTTGCGAATCGTCTCTTCGTACTCGGTTCCGTCAAACTTTTTCGCTTGCAGGTAGTGCTCCACCGTCGGCCATCTCTTCTCGTCGAGAATGAAGCTGTGCTTACTCTCGTTAGAAAGAAACCCCGTTCGGGGATCGCTGGATTTGGTGAACAAAATAACCTTCTCAATGGTCTTCTGTTTACGACTCATGTTCTATGAAGGCGTAGTCTACTACGGTTCAAGACAATCCTTTAGCACATCACAACTGAGAAGATCAGTTGTGATTCTCGTGAGATGTGGTTCACGTTACCACCGGTTTTCGCGAAGGCGGACAGGCCGGGAAAAGCATCGATAACAACCCTGGAGGCTGGCCTTCGGGTGGCTGTACTAGTTCCTCGAACCACTTTCTAGTCTCACCGACTACGCTCTCAATGCGATGAAAGACGAAGAAGTGAAAATACATCAAGTACATCAGATGGGTAGCCATCATACCCAGAGCAACTCCAAGAAGAAAGGTCATAATCACAAAACTACACAATGTCCTCGATGTTAGAGGCGTAATTACCTTTATAGGTCGCCTCATCGAGATATTCTCTCAGGTCGATAACACAGTACCCTTCTCTTTCGGGAGGAGTGGCGGGGTTCTCTTCGTCATGAGGGGATGGGGCCTCCCCGAGGATATCGACGCTCCATGACGAAACCCATAGACCTCCCACGTCGATCTTCACCAAACCACCAAAGAGTTTCGATTGGGAGCATTCCACCCACTCGTCAGCATCCGAAGAGGGGAACAGTCCCAATCTCCCTTGTAGTAGGTCCCAGGCGATCTGGTTGTGTAGAATCTCTTTTGGCGTCTCTTCTCCTTCAGCAACGGGTGTATTGGCCTTCGATTTGATGTCGTCGTAATCCGTCGCCTCTGCGGATGAAGCGATGTCGTAGGCTTCCACACAGACCTCGGGACCGTGCTGATGCATGATACGATAGAGGAGTATCTTGGACTGAAGTCTGTGGACTTCCTCCTGCTCTCGAGATTGGATAAGATTCAGGTTTGTCCGACATTGGTGTTGCATTCTCTCCCATTCTTTCTTCGCTGCATCGAATCTCTATCGAGCAAGGTCAAGGGTGCTGATCTGAAAGGAGGACTGGGTCGAGTAGGTTGCCTTTGTCTCCCGAATCCGCTCTTGAAGTTGGAAGATGACATCCTGAGGACCAGAGCGCTTGGCGAGAATAGCGTCGTTGCTTACAACGTCCATTATTACTTGAAGGCACGTGTAATTACACGTAGTCGGTAGGTTTAACTAACATCTGTGTTTGCCCCAGATGTTACGTGCGGATCACGCCACTCAAGAAGCGTGTTCGCGGGTGTGAGCGGTCGCTAACTCTTTGAACCGGTCAGGATCGCGTTTGTACAGGTTGGCGATCTCCGGCATCAGTGGGTCGTCCGGGTTGGGTTCGTCGAGAAGAGAGCAGATGCTCAACAGCACCGTCCGGACTGTCAACGCCGCCGACCATTTATCCCGAAGGATGTCCAGACAGATATCCCCTTGTCTGTTGATGTTGGGATGGTAGATCTTGGTGTCGAAGGTGACCTTTGGCGGGCGGAAGGGATACTCGTTGGGGAACTTCATCGCCACATGGAATACCCCACCCTCGTACGGGGTACCGGCAGGTCCGATGATAGCGGCTTTCCAGTGAAAAAGATTGTCGTCGACCGGTCCGGCCGACACGTTACCGGGAGGATCCTCTTGGATGCGGCTAAGCTCCTTGGTTAGTCTCTTGATCGCAGCCATCGATGGTAAGTGAACGCGGTGTAGTATGTAGTGATCCTCTGTTTATCCGAGTTCATATTCTTTAGTCCACACACAATCGTAGTACTCAGTTTTTCCGGATGGCCGATTTTGACCTCTCAGAGTGCGCTATCCCTACTGTGTGGTGTGGAAGAGGGAATCCACCGAAACGTCGCGCAGGCGACGATAAGTATTACTACAAGACCGGTGACAGGTATGAATGTATGCAGAAAGGCTTTGGCGCTGGAATGCACACCGAAAGGAAGAAGAACCTCCCCGAGAACTCTCTTCAACAGATCAAGTATGTAGGAGACGTCTACGAAAAGAAGTTCAAGGGAGCAGGATCTCTACACTTTCTGCCCTCCGAAGCCAGATGTCAAGAAAGACAACTCTGGAGATCGAGAGGTTTCTGAAGAGGATCTTCACCCGAAAGGGAGGTGCTCTCGACCAACGTGCCTACAACTCAACTATTGTGTATCTGTACCGACATGGAAACGGATCGGTACCCAGATGTTCGAAGATCCGTGCCTGAAGAAAAGTGATGAGGTTTGGTCTCTCGTTCGGTATATCCTGAGGCACGGACAAAGATGGCCGTTCAACATCAAGTGGGCACCTACAACCCTTTCGCGCCTCTGGCGGCGCTAATGGAGAAGCCGAAGCCAAAGGCCACTCCGAAATCAAAGGAGATGGAGAAGTGGAAGAGACTTGGGGATCGAAGGAGGCAAGCGCACGTGAAGCCGAAGGCCACCCCGAAGGCCACCCCGAAGGCCACCCCGAAGGCCACCCCGAAGGCCACCCCGAAGGCCACCCCGAAGGCGAAGCCAAAGGGCCGCCGAAAGAAATCCCCGCATTTCGACCTTCGTGCCAAGTGCCGGCGGTGCGGTGGGTTATACCCGATACTGGGTAAGACACCGCTCGCGGCAAAGTTGTGGCGGAAGATGTACCACCAACGAGCGGATGTATGGTGGATCACTCCTTACCAGTGCCCTGTGTGTCGGTACGATATCCTCATTTCGGGAAGGATAACCTACCACGCCCCCTCGACCGATCACACCCTTCTCGTCCACAACATTGTTAACTATGTGGATCTGTCTTTGTTCCTCGAGGGTGATGTGCTCGAGAGGTTCAACGAAGGGACGATTGTCACTGAACAACTGAAAGTTCCCGATGCCTGAGTGGCGAAATCATACATTACACCTGCGCGTAATGTATCTGTGCTCTGTAAGCTCTGCGAGCTCTACGAGTACTGCCAACCCGGAAGAGCTCGGCTTCCACGGTAGAAGTCCTCTTCGAGCTGAGCGGCTTGAAGCTGCGTTGCCCGAGAAGATTAGTACACTGGATGGTACTCAAGGTAGCTTACCGGCGAGCCGTAGCCGTACTTGGTGTTGTGCATGTCTGTCCTGACGTTCGTCATCCGCGTGTCATATCCCCAGCCCATGGGGTTGTCGCAAGACGAGTGCACTGTCGGTAGCCAGGCCGATCCTTTGTAGGGGCTCAGAATCACTCGAGACCCGATGATGTCGGTCACCTCAAACACTGAGTTATCAGGACTGGCAGGAGACACTGACGTCTGAATGCCCCGGTTGGGGGTGATGTGAAGACGCACCGGAGACCCTACGAGAAGGTCATGAGGAGCAGGAGAGACCAAATCCACCCAGAAGGTCTTCGGGCTGTCAAGACTCATTGGCAGAAAGTCATAGTTGACCGAAGAGACCTCGAGGTACCTTGTAGTCCCCGACGGAAATCTCACCCTTGAAGCTCTTGGAGGGTAGGGTAACCCTGGCGCACGAAGACTCTCTTCCACTATTTGATATCGACGATGATCCATATTATCTGTTACGTGCCGCGATCTACTACTCCCCAAGAGATTTTGTTTTAGATGGATGAACGACCGATACCAGCCGGGATGTCGACAGGAACAGTAACCTTCGCGGATTCGTCTTTCCTTGTCCACGATACAGGTGTCAGAGAACTCTTTGAGCTACGCTCAAAAGGGACACCGCGGGGAACGGCTTGGTTCTGGAAGCGAGGCTTCGAGGACAAGGGAGGAATGTTCACATGGTTCTATCGTAAAGATGCAGATAGGGGGCTGAGAAGGAGGTTGACGTATCATTCGACCAGAAACCTAGTTCTCCACGATCTCTCCACCACTTTGAAGCGAGAGAGTTTTTTACAGGAGATAGCCACCGCCCGCAAAGACGGCGGTCTCACTCCGTTACCGGTAGTACTCTCCGGAAGGGCGAGTCTTCTGGATCGATGGGGTAGCTACATCGGTGACTATTCCGTTAAAGACCGGGAGAAATATCCGTCTGCGTTCATCCAAGGCTATCTAGTAGATCTAGGTGTCGATGGGGTAATAGCGCTGTTCCACCCGGAAGAGTGTCTGCGTCTGCATGATTACATCTGTCTCGAGAATGGTATCTACGAGGAGTTACTCGAGCTTCTTCAGGTCTATCGGGACTCCAGTTCATCAACCCTTCGGGAGTTTACGGCAGTCACCAAGAGACTCTTTGAACAGACTCCTGGTAAGAAATGGAAATGGCTGACGATATGGTGGACAAGACTACCATCTCCTATAACATGGATACAGTTCTCCCCTCCTTCAGAGATGTTTGCAGGGGCGATGTTACCGGTGTCCCTGAAAAGAGAGTTTGAGGCTGGGGACGATTCTGATGAGGAGAGTGTACTAATTCAGATTCAAGAGTGCAGACTTTAGGGATGGACTATTCAACTGCTCTTCTATTTCTTGTCGGACCTACGGTGTTCTGAGTATTGTGGAGCTGCCAAAGAAACTACCGCCGGCTACGAAAAAGATACGGAATGTACCCGCTAGAAGTTGCGACCACCGACGACGATGGGTATGTGGTATGGGACTGAATTCGTCTAAAACAAAGGAAACTCTTATGGTGAGTACCATAAGAGATGTCGGGGGCTAAAGTGTACGGCTTTCTCGCCGGTGAGGAATCGGTCACCGCGGCGAAGTTTCTTTCCAATCATACAGCCGTCCTTGAGAAGATCCTCGAGGATCCACACGCAAGTATTCTGTTCTCTGATCTCCCTGGAGACGGTGGTGTTTTTATTGCGAGGTATCTGAGAGGACACTACTACCGAAACGCGGTACTTTACCACCTTGGGGACACACCGAGAGTAAATCTCGCCGACCTTCCAACACAAGGAGGATTCTCATCACCCGCCGAACTACACGAAGCTCTCACTACCGCCGCGGATGAAGTGATAAAGATGTAGGTTGTTTATTAAGGGTGACGAGACATGGGCAATACTCTCGGTAGCTATCTCTATGATGAAGGAGAGACGATCCCCTTAGTTGAAACAGAACGCGTTTCTTATACTCTGGCGCAGGATGTATCTTTCATCAAGTCTCGAGAGGATGTTTACTACTCTGTCTGCCGGGATTCTTGGCTGACAGAGAAGCGTATCCCCTCCGGAACCCACCTAAGCGTAAGGCGGGTGTTCAAAACCCCTGAAGGGCATGTGAAAATCCTAGCGCAGTTCGACCAGGAACCCGAGCTTCTTGAGGTCTCGGCGTTATTTCGGGCCGTCTCTCCACTCTTTCCGAGAGGAGAGTATCTGACGCTGTGTATGTAGATTTATCAGACGTTACGTACAATCACAGTAACGTCTGATCTGGAGTGGTGGGCGCCTACTCCCCTCCCATCGAAAAGAGACCGTCGGCAGCGATGGCAATGCCTCCAACCTCTGCAGCTCCGAAGGCCGCCTGGATTCGACGGTCGGACTGACCGCTTTCACGGTAGTTGTTGTAGAGAAACCTCATGGAGGCGGTAAGACCGATACCTCCGACGATCTTCGCCACCGGAATGGCGAACGAAACAATAATGTCCTTGAATGTCATGCTGGCGTAATTACATATACATTGGTCTAAGTCTCTAAGTTCTTCAGGTAGGAGGGAACCAAAGACCCGTGCATTATCGGGCGAGTTCGGCACTTCTTTCGATGCATGATGTAGTTGGGAGGGGATTGTTCTCTCCCCTCCCCTTCTTCAAGGGGTTTGTTGCACCATCCGCACATAGCGCAGATAACATGGAGTTGGATCTTGTTTCCGTTCTGATCGGTGTGATATCTCGTCGCCCCGGAGGGATCATCGCACCTCAAACAGGAATCAGTCGTCGGCATTCTTTACTTTCAGCTAATACTACAACACGCAAACCTCTAAAGATATGAGGGTGGTTTATTGTACAAGCGGATCATGTATGTCCCTTCCACCTTTGAGCTGAGCATCGTAGTCGCCTGCGGGTTCTTCTGGTTCTATGGGTGGCTAAGTAAGAAAATAACCGGTCCTACCCCGAGATCGGGATTGCGGATCAAGATTTCCTCCCCGGTATTCGTCTCAAGGTACGTTTCTATCGTTCACTCAGTGACCATTTCTACACTGAGCGTGTTGTACCTTACTGGAGTACTTCCTTATGAGTGGTGGAGAGTCTGTCAGTGCATCCCGGTAGGGTATTGCATCTACGACACTATTCTCGTCTATGGAAAGACGCAGTTGTACCTGAAAGTAGAACGCGTTACTCCTATCCACCACTTTATCTTTGCTGTCTCGAGTCTGTGGCTGTTTGAGAGGTATCCACTAGAAGTAACTGTTGGTTACCTTGCCGAGCTGTCCAACCCGTTTCTACACATCTCTTACCATCTTCTCCACACGCCTCACATGAAGCAATACCCGAGGTTGTTCGTTTTCTCGAGTGTAGCATTAATAGCGACGTTTCTGGTGTTCCGAGTGGGAACCTTCGGGTATCTGTTATACCGCGCACTTTTCCACGAATCTCCGGGTCTCTTCGTTGTTTTGGGTATCGGGGCTCTGTTTGTTATGAATGTCAACTGGTTTTGGAGGCTTCTCCGGAAGGCCAAATACCATCTTCTTCCTCATATTCTTGTATCTCCCGAAAATGCCCCTCCTCGTCAATGAGAAGGCTAACTCCCCCGCCGATCAATCAAGTAACCCTCTATCTACCTGTCTAAGGGTAGATAGAGAACGCATCGCCAACCCATCAACCTAAAAAGATGGTGGTGGATATCTAGTACCACGGGATCGTTCCTGCGGTCTGAAGAAAAAGTGAGATCTCTCTGGATCTCACACCACAAAAAGGGTACTGACTGATTACGCACATCCGTCAAGTACGATTACACTCGAAACCACGTAAACATGGCCACTACGATGTTTGTTGACACTGAACATGTTCGGGATTCCCCGAGCAAACCCTTCGACCCCGAAATCACCGACAAGGATGTCTGGACGCTGATCAACGGAGAGTTCGCTGAATACGGACTCGTCCATCACCAGCTGGAATCCTTCAACGAGTTTGTCCTCTATGGCGCGCCCAAGACCATTGAGGAGAACCGCGAGGTGGAGGTCGAAGGCTACAAGGTCGAGTTTGGAGAGGTTATTTTCCAAAGACCCGTTCACCGCGAGCTCTCTGACGAGGTTCGCACCATCACTCCCAAGGAGTGCATTGACCGCGACATTGACTATGTCGCCCACATGTTTGCCGATGTCGTTGTCCACCCTCCGGTAGACGAGGATTCTACGGCGGGGAAGAAGCTCGAGCCGCGGCATTACCCCAAGGTCCACATTGGCTCGGTCCCGGTGATGGTCAAGAGTCAGCTGTGCAACCTCTACGAGATCTCTGACGATCCGGCAGCGTTGGCAGCGCTCTACGAGGACCTCTACGATCAGGGAGGTTACTTTGTCGTCAAGGGTTCCCCCAAGATCATCGCCAGCCAGCAACGCACGGCCTACAACAAGGCCTATGTGTTCAAGGACCGGAAGTCGGCTCCGAAGTTCCGCCTGTACACCGAGGTCCGGAGCAACTCCATCAGCGGTGCCCACAGCACTACCACCTGCGTTGGTATCAAGGGCTCTCTCATTTCGGTCGTTGTTCCGTACATCGATATGGCAGCGATCCCTCTGGCAGTGATGTTCCGTGCTCTCGGCGCCAAAGACGAGAAGGACATCATCCGTCACATTCCCAAGGCCGACCGGGAGGTGTGTGAGACACTAGTGGCGAGTCTGGAGCAGGCCTACGAGTGTCGCTCGCAGGAAACAGCTCTGCACTACATTGGCCGTCGGGGCAAGAAGTTCATGGGTGGTGGTGCCGCCGAGGAGGATGAAGATGAGGCTAAGACTCGCGCCGATGCGATCTCCTACGCCCGCCATCTTCTCTCGACAGAGTTCCTTCCTCACCTCGGAGTGGGCGAGGAGTCCTTTGTCAAGAAGAGGTTCTACCTCGGCTACATGACCAATAAGCTCATCGAGACTCATCTCGGACGCCGACAACTCGAAGACCGCGATCACTACACCAACAAGCGCATCGCCACCGCCGGTATGCTGTTCAACCAGCTCTTCTACACGGCGTGGAAACGCCTCCGTTCGGAGATCTCCTCTTCGATCGACAAGTGTGTCCGCGGCAGCAACGCCGTCAACATCCTCACCATCATCAAGCCGAACACCATCCGGGCCATCATGTGCAATGCTCTCTCGAACAACACATGGACCGGACGGGGAAAGACACCGGGTATCTCGCAGGCCTTTGACCGGTTCAACTACGCCGCGGGGATCGCCAATGCTCGGAAGTTTGTCACTCCCATCAACGCCGAGGGTGGCAAGATCGAAGGTCCTCGTCATCTGCACAACAGTCACTGGGGCGCTGTGTGTCCAGCCGAGACTCCAGAGGGTAAGAAGTGCGGTTTGGTGACCAACGCGGCGATGCAGTCTCTCATCACCATCGGCTCGGACGCCTTTGAGGTGGGTGAGATTGTCAAGGAGATGAACATCGTCACCTTTGAGGAGGTGGCCGAGTCGGCGGGTGACCTGTTGAACTTGGTAAATGTCTTCATCAACGGCGACCCTATCGGCGTTACTCGCCACCCGAACAACATCGTCAATGAGCTTCGCCTTCTTCGCCGCCGCGGAGGCCTCAACCCCGAGGTGAGCGTGGCCTACACTCTCTCGACTCGCGAGATTCACATCTCGACCGAGGCCGGAAGGGTATACCGGGCATTGTTGGTGGTGGAGAAGGGACAGATCCGACTCCGAAAGTCCCACATCGAGTCTATCCGGGCCGGTGAGTGGGACGACGAGGCTGGCAGTGCCTGGGTGAAGCTTCTCGAGCGTGGCTACATCGAGCTCATCGACAAGGCTGAGGAGGCTTCGACTCTGATCGCCACCTACCCCAGCGATCTCGAGAAGTACGAGCCGGCTCGGCGTCTCCGGGCTACTCACTGCGAGATTCACCCCTGCCTGATGTTTGGTGTCGGCGCGAGTCTGATCCCGTATCCCGACCACAACCAGTCGCCCCGTAACACGTACCAATCAGCGATGGGCAAGCAGGCGATCGGCGTTCCCGGAACGAACTACATGTTCCAAACAAAAGGCAAGTTCCACGTCATGAACTACCCACAGAAGCCTCTAGTGGCCACCAAGATGTCAGAGATCATTGGATTCGACAAGCTTCCCGCCGGACAGAACGCCATTGTTGCTGTGTGTCCGTGGTACGGTTTCGGTCAGGAGGACTCGATCATCATGAACCAAGACTCCATCGACCGGGGCTTCATGCTCATCACCACCTACATGTGCTTCGATGGGAAGGTCCGCCGCGACAAGAACGAGCAGTTCGAGGTGCCGACCGAGGACGACTGTAGCAACTACAAAGGCAACCCGTCGAAGCTCGACCCGGTCACCGGCATTGTCACTGAAGGACAGACAGTCTCCGAGGGTGACATCCTCATCGGTCGCACCGCCCACGTCGACGAGACTCTCACTGTTCACCGGAAGAAGAAGTCCAACATCTCGGTGCTTTACGATCATCCGTGGCCTGGGAAAGTCCACCTTGTCCAGACTGGCATCGACGGCGAAGGCTACGAGTACGTCCGAGTGGTGATTGCTCAGCAGCGCCCTCCCGAGTACGGTGACAAGTTTGCCGCTCGCCACGGTCAGAAGGGTACCGTCGGCATGAAGTACCGGTCTTACGATCTGCCTTTCACTCGTGACGGCATCGCCCCCGACATTGTCGTCAACCCTCTCGCCCTCCCCAGTCGCATGACTATCGGGATGCTCATTGAGATGATCCAAGGCCGAAAGGTGACCGCCAGCTCGACTCTCCACAGCATTCCGGTGGACAAGGTCTTCCGCCTCGATGACGAGACTGAGGAGTGGGACGACGAGAAGTTCACAAAGAAAAAGTCGAAAGCCACGGACTTCAAGTCGGTCGGCGATGCGACTCCTTTCGAGAAGGACTTCTCTCTTCGCCGAATCACCGAGGAGCTGAAGCGTCTGGGCATCCACGAGTTCTGCGATGAACAGATGACCAATGGCCAGACCGGTGAGCCGATGAAGTGCCTGATCTTCACTGGAGTGTGCTACTACCAACGCCTGAAGCACATGGTCATCGACAAGGTGCACGCTCGGTCTCGAGGCGGTCGCACTCGCATGACTCGCCAGCCTCGCGAGGGTCGAAAGCAGGGCGGTGGGTTCCGTGTTGGACACATGGAGAGGGATTGCCTTCTCGGACAGGGCGCTCCGTGGTTCGCCAAGGACAGGCTGATGGAGCAGTCGGACGAGACACGAATCTGGTTCTGCAAGATCTGCGGTCTTCAGGCTCTTGTCACTGCCGGCGACTCCAAGAAGCGCATCCCGCCTCGGAGGGAGTGCCGAGTCTGCGAGTCGAACCAGGTCGCTCTGGTCAAGATGCCCTACGCGACGAAGCTGCTGATGCAAGAGCTCGCGGGTATGAACGTGGTGGTTCGGGTTCTACCGACTGCATACGGAGAGCCCGGCGACTCGGCTCTCATCAGCGACGGTACAAAGGTCATTGGCAAGGGTACCATCCTCAAGGCGTGAGATCATCTCACCACCCTCCCTCCTTAATATATCTTACCCCAAAGGGTAAAATATGTGATAACAATGTAGAAAAATGTCATGCCGATCTTGGAAGCGAGATAACAGAGTGAAATCATTCATTATGGATGTCAAAGCCGTAACCATTCTCTCTTCTACCGACCCGGTAGAGATCGTTGCGTCTCTGAAGACGCGGGAATTCTACCAGTTCCCTCTGAGCCTCCGTGCAGAAGTGTGTAAGATACTCGCCTCAAAGGGAGAGTACAAATGGTTTCTGAACTCTAAGGGATGGTTTATTGTTCTTGAAGCTTCGTGGGAAGCTGAGAGGCTTGACTAGCCAGTTCAACCGCCGCGTTTTCATCAACAATGTCCGGATAGTTCTCTACGAGATGATCCGGGAGATCCATCTCGACCCAACCACAGACATCGTCGAGATGGTCTCCGACATCATCCACCGACCAAGATCTATGATTGAGGACCGTTCGGTCGTGTTGTATCTGCCTAATAAGGTCTTGATAGATCCATCCCAAAACCGGGTTCTTGGGAGGGGTTTCGGGTGTACTGCCGTGTCCAATGAATTCATCTACATAGAATTCAAGAGGCATCAACAGGTCCGCGAAGAGCGCTTTGTAGACATGAGCTACCCCGTTAAACATCTCGGGAGGTTCGGAATCACAGACCTTCTCTCGGACGACCTTTGCAACATCAGCGCAGCTCTCTGACTTGCCATAGTCGATGATCTTGAGATCGGTAACACAGTTGTTTTCATCGATGGTTACCAGAGCGTTTGAAAGATGAAGGTCGTATTGAAAAATTCCAGCTTTGTTGTTGAGGGTCAGGGTTTGATAGAGCAACGCTAGCATCGCTGGGTATGCCTGGAGAGCCCTTTTGAGAGACGGAAGATCCTTTATTTCAATGTTGGCGATCTCCTTTAGGAAGTTTTCGAGGGTGGTGTTTCCTCCAAAGTCCATGACCAGCAGCGCGGTATTCTCTTTGGCCTCACACCACCAATAATCGAGTACCTTTGGAGCCACATCCTGTTCAGAAGCTATGTGTTGATAACAGATCTCGTGTTCTAGTTCCTTGGGTGGTCCGGAGAACAGTTTCACGATGATATCTTTGCTATCAGAGTCTTTGGCGACGTACACAACACCGTGCGCGCCTCGATCCAGCTCTTTCTCGATCTCGAACCAAATCCCTTCCTTTCGAGGGACGGGTTTCGGGCAGTCAGCGATCTCCACCGAACGCGGACACTCTTCACTTACGTCAAGTATATCTGCCATATTACATCTCATCAACATTATTTCATCTCTCTGCAAAGAGATGAAATCTAGTCGCCGAACCGAAGGCAGTTGGTGAGAGATGAAATCTAGTCACCGAGCTTGTCGTGCACCAGATAGGCAGCACCGCCGTAGATCTTATCGAAGTAAGGGTTGGGCTGGTCATAGCTGCGCTCAGTGTGCTGGTAGCCCTTGGCGCCGAACCGCGGGCTGTAGAGGTCGTCCAGCTGGTTACGAGCGCCTTGGTCACCGACGTTGGACAAATCGAACCGGTTCTTCTCATCGTTGGTGAGGTAGACCGTGTCCTTGCCACATCCGCGCCAATCATTCCGGTACTGCTGGAAGAGCACACCGTGGTTGGCGTTCAGGCGTCGGCTGTCGGGGTAGAAGTCGATCGGACCATAGTCGAGAGGCTGATGCTCGTCGGCTGGGTTGGCCTTGTAGTGGGGATTGCGCTGCCACCCGTGAGGGAATTTCTGCGCGTAGTCAACAGGGGTTCGTTGGAGTCCATAGCAATCACCGGCCAGGCAGGATCGCTTGTATCCCTCCTTCTCAGAGTTGGCCTGAGTACCCTTGGCAAAACCGGACTTCTGCGAGCAGCTCAGAGAGCATCCACCGACAAGGAAGAGAACGATAACAACGAGGACCACAAGAAGCAAGAGAACAGTTCCAGAGATCTCCATGTTTACGATTGTACAACTGTGTAGTCTAGCACTTGCTATACGCCTCGAGGATAATAAGAGATTTTTTGAGTCTTACCTCACGCTGAAACGTAAGGTAATCGCGGGGAGATTTCATCTCTACCGACCACTGCATCCACAACCAACACCACCCTGTCGACCACAGTTGCAGGCAGAGCAACCACGGTTATCTCCGTATGGGTTGGGGAGAGGGTAACCCGGAATGCGGTCAGAAGAGAGGTGCATTCCTGTGTGGGGGAGAGAATCACGTCGGGGAAGGTACATACCCTCAACTCGGTTCTCGCGAGCGTCGCTGTGAGTGAAGTTCTCCCGGGAGATGTGCACCGGAACACGTTTGTGGGGATCACCCCGGTAGTTCATGTGCATCCTCCGAGTCATTCCGATCTGGGGGTGAACTTCGCCCACCGGAGGGTAGTCCTCGAGCGGGAGAGAGTAGTTGATCCACCCCCTGCAGTCATAGATGGGGTGACTGATGCCGTTGTAGCACTTGTAGTAGGTAGTGTCCTTGTCTTTCCACATGTACTGGTCCACAATCGCTGCCTGGCGAGGGCATTGCGGCTGGTATTTCTTGTGCATATGACGATCCATATCTGCTATGTGTGGGCTGCGCTTACTCTTGCGCTACAGAATAAATCGAAGATATTGCATTCATCTCCTTGAAGAGAGATGAAAGCGAAGCTAGGCGTAGACGTCTGAAACATCTAGTCCTGGTAGTGCGCATTGGGAGGGATGATGGGCATGCCAGCGGTCACGCCATCCTTGTAGCTGGCATCAAACGGGTGAGGCTGAGTAGAGTCCGCGGTGTATACACGACGAACAGCAGCGTCCTGGCAGCCAGCAGGGTTGACAGTGTCATAAGAGCACCTCTGGACCTGTTGGCGAAGCTCTGGAGTGACGCTAGGAGCAAAATACTTGATGTTACCGCGGTAACTCAAGAGGTTGTTCTGTCCGTGCTTCATGTACAGGTGGGCGTACTCGTTAGAGTACAGAGGCATCGGCTCCATCATACCGACGGAGCCTTGGATCCACCTCTTGTAGTAGCCACCGTTAGGCGGACCCATAGCATAACGGTACTGTGCCTCCCAATGGGGGTTCTCAAGGTATTCGCGCATCGATGTTGCCATACTTGCAGTCTGTTGTTCTGAGAGAAGCTTAGTATATACTCTGAGAAAAACAACTCACAAAAAGCTCACCTAACGTCCGGTGTGTATGGTTGCGGGTGGTACTGCAACGGCGAGTTAACCGTCGAATCTCGGCGGACGGGATGCTTGGTCCATGCTCTGAAGTCCATGTATGGAAGCATGTAATCAGCGTAGTCACGAACCTCACGAACATTCCGGTCGGTCAGCGGATAAGCCTTGTAATGATAAGAGATCCGCTTTCCCCTTCCGACACCGGTCTCGTGAAACTGGCTGTAGTCATGTTCGTACATGGTCCCCACTGGCCGCGTGATCTTCTGATACGGGTAGTAGTTCGGCACTCCGGTGTAGAGGTGCTTCATACTCGCCGGACCGACCGCAGTGGTCTCCCAGTACGTTGGGTTGTGGGGAGAGGAAGGCGGGAGAGTTTGGTAGATCTGGTTGATCCCGCAGCCCGGGGCGTAACCTGGCTGCTCCGGGTAGACCGGATTGAGGGCATCTTGGATAGCGATCTGATTTGTCGATGTCATGTTTGCAGATCTTCGGTCTTCGACTTACTCTCTCCCAAGACTATATTTGTACTGAGTAAGTCAAACACAGTCACTCAGAAACATGACGGACGAAGAGGGGAAGAACAAAAAGACCAAGTACATCATTATCGCGGTAGTGGTGGTTCTTATCGCAGCGGTAATCTGCGGGTTGATGGTGTGGATGTTCCACTCTCACAGCAGCTTGATGAAGAAGATTGGTGGAGCGATGGAGCCAAAAGTAGCCGCAGTAGAAGGGCATTACTCCAACCCTTACGTACAACATTCTCTTTCGTAGTGTGTAAACCGAAAGGTGTGACGGTGGTGAATATGGCAGCTTCTCTAGACAGTGAAACCTATGAGAGATTGACGTCGTTAGGGTATCCTGATGGACTTCGAGCTTTCGTCGATTACATCAAACAGTCCGGTGAGAGGGACTGTAGCGAGTTCACCAGAAAGATAACCTGTGCCGTCGGCACCGGGAACTTTGGTGTGGTGGTACAGGAAACTCCTGACGGACCAGTGTACAAAATCTCCGGTGTGAAGGACGCTGAGAAGAAGTTCTCCGGGAAGCTCCGTACCTACGTCAACGAGCTCTCAGAGTTCTTCGCTGGTGGAGAGGTGAACCTGTTGATCGATGAAGGCGTCTTCGACAGCGTCGTCGGAAGCAGATTCATGTACCTGTGTGAGCAGCCTTCGGCTGTAGATCTTGACAAGTGCAGCGCCAGCTCCAGCGCTCCGGTTATCATCCAGAAACCTGAGAGGTGGTTCATTCTCCAACAGGACAGAGCTCCATGAAAGCTTCTTCGAGACGTTCTCCCAAAGATGAGCGACAAAGAAAGAGTTGGTCTGGTGGTGGAGCTGTTGTACACCATCTATACCCTCCAGACCTCCCGAATGCTCGTTCACGGGGACCTCCACGACGAGAACATCATTGTGGAAGAACTCTCCTCCCCGCGAACCATTGAACTGAGGATGCTCGATAGGGTCTACCGGGTTCAGAGTAAGTACCATCCTCGTATCATCGATCTCGGGCAGTCATCTTTTTACTCACCGTCTCTAAAGTCGGTGTTCAAGGCAAGACCATACCTCACCGGCGGGGATAGCGTGTTCCTGACTGATATTTACGAGGTTTTGAATTACCTCCCCCTCTCGATCAAAAGGGAAGTGTACGATGAAGTTGACCTCAAAAGGAAGCTTTTCCGGCGAAGTAAGGCATTCCCGAAAGACGTACTGGTTAACTCTGCCGGGGTGAAGGTTCTCGAAGCACTCGATGTTATAGGAAAGTACATTCCCGTCGCGCCACCACCGGCGGATGCGGTGTTCGTCGCTCCGGTTCCTCTTCTAGAGGTCGATGTGAAACAAACCTTCGCCTAAAAAGGTTAGACGTAAAGAGATATATATATAGAGCGCCACACACAGACATGGCTTCGGAGAACGACGACATCGACAACCTTCGGATCGCGAACACGGCGATGAGCCACGATCCGTTCCCATCGGAGAACGAGGACATCGACAACATGAGGAGGGTGGCAGCGGCGGGAGTGCCGTTGACGACACCGGGGTTACCCTGGAACCGAGGACCCGGACCCTCAGACCGTCCACCGAACCGGACTCTGGGGGCGTCGTACAACTCAACGTACTGTCGCCAAGTAGAACCCAGACCCCGGACTCGTGATTGAGTCTGCTCTGCCTGCCGGCTACTCATCTCTCGATAAGAGATGAGTGTGAATCTACCTACCTAAGGATTTTGGATGTCCGTTGCGAACTCTTGGGTTGGTGTAATGGTGATGGTGTTTCCCATGTAGCCCTTGAGAGTGAATTGGGCTGTTGTCTCAGGATACCGGTTGATCCAATCTTGTAAACAACACACGCCAATCTTCTCACCCATCATTATCCCTTCATGGCCATCCGAACGGTAATGAACACCCGCCCAATCCCTTCCTAGAGCGATATTTGAAGCGAGTTTGTTCATTTCACCGGCGAGCGTGAGACTTGCGACAATCGGGTTGAGAACTGTTCCGGCCGAATTAGGTTCCGTCGGATTCGGGAAGACCCAATCTCCATCCATAAACGCCTTAATAACAGTAATGCAGGCTCCGGACGCTACAGCATGTCCGGCAGGGTAGGATGGATGAGCAGGACTGCCTTCCGGGTACGCCTGAGGAAGGTAATTGTTCCCGTTAGAGGCGAGGATAGTGGCTGTGGCACCAGATGTGAGGACATCAGGGTGAAGGTTCGCCGGATTGGTGCCTGTTAGTCGTTGTTGCTCCACTTCATTCCCAAAAGCTTCAGGACGTAGCCTGCGGTTTACAAACCATTTGCCGTACCATGCTCCTGTCAAGGCTACCTGGGCTGTCGAATAGAGGCATGATAGCAGGTCCGCCAGACTCCACGAAACAAGAGCTTTTTGGTTATTGCTGAGAGGGGTGTTGTTGTATGGATTCAGAGGAGAAAAAGGAGCTCCCTCTCCATACGCGCGCAGAACAGCGTAGGCAAACCACTGCCCCAGACCGTCCTTCCACACGTTGTAAGCCATGTCTCTACCGGTAGAAGGATATGTTGGAGTACCTGAAAGAGTAGGTCCGGGTTCGGTAACCGTACCGTTCTGGACAGATAGATAAGTTGCCGCACTTATCATTCGGTTATTGGCGGTACTACGGGTAGGGAAGTCCACTTCAGCAGGAATCGTGTAAGGCCACAATGTGTTACTCAAGAAGAAGATCTGGGAGAGATACGGTCCGACGAGGTCCCCGTAACCGAGACCACGGAAGATGTTCGCCGCTGTCACCGGCTTCGGTCCTTTGAAATTGCTGAGAGCGTTTAGATACCCGATGCAGTTTGCTACAGCAGGATCTGTCGAGAAGTCGACAAATGAAACATCCCGACAGATCGCTTGGCAGTAGCACTCAACCATCTCACCGGCTGATTCTGCTGAAGAGATGGAAGGGGCGGCCGGAAGAGGAATGGTTGAAGATGCACCACCGAAGAGGTTGAGAAGAAGTCCTCCTAGTGGACCAACAAGCTTGATAGACCCGGCGATTGGGACAGAGGACAAAACATCCACGTCTCTACCCTCAATTCCGTCTCGTAGAGCCTCATAGGCTGCAGCGTCGACTCTTCCTTGAGCGTTGTGCGGTAGAGCCTTGCTAAACATTCCAATATACATCGGAACGTTCGTCTCATCTGTGTTGGAAGGCCACAGCACATCCGTCGCTTTTGATCTTTGGGCGTTGGCATTCTCAATGCGTGTAGCCTGTTGACGATAGGCGTCCCACTCCTCGTCTGTAGTCGGAATGGTAACATCGGCTCCGCACAATTCCAACACTCCACTGACAACAGCATTGTCGTAGGTCTGATCGTTATAGATCCTACTGGAGACAGTATTACTCGAAGGGTATTCTACCCGAGCTCCGTCCACAGCGAGAGAGTTGCGGATAAGGACAGAGTCGAGCCGTACGTCTCGGAATACTTTGAAGTTGGGGAGTCGTTGACCGGGTTCTGTCATAATTCGTCAGTCTTACATAGCTTGCGAGAGAATAGTAACCTGTTGAATCAACATTTTACCGAGGGTGGTGATTCTACAACCTCTGGAAGTCGCTGTAGTTGCACACCGAGATGCAATTGTCCCTTCGGCGTTGGCAATCGCCGACATCGATGTATCGGCCTTGGTAGTGCGGAGCCATACAATCATTGTAGTACTGCCCGCAGATGGCGTAACAGTCCTCTTTGGGGATACGTCGAATGCGCTTGATTGGGCCACCGTAACCTTCACGAATCTGTTCACGATTGTTCCACGCGTACATGACAAGGAAAACAATTAGTGCTAACAGTCCCACCATGCACAGAGTCTTTAGCTGAGGATCCATGCTGTAACAACTCACTCTTGATCTACAGCTAGATTTTTTGGGACGGAAAGATGAACAGAATTATCGTACGCGGTATTAAGAGAAGTCACCACAGACCAACCAAGTATGGACCAGCCGCAACATCAGGTATTCGGGACGGACCAACAGTCATACAGATATATGGCGTATCCGTTCCAAAAGCAACCCCTGCAGCTCCTATATCCTGGTAGAGTGATGCAACAGGATTATCATTACACCGGGGAGAATATCCCCAACGAGGATCCTGAGGGACTTGACAGAACAAGGCACCAAACAGCCGCTCTGGCTTATGCGGCCAAGATGGAGAGGGAGGCTCTCGCCAAACATCTCGGTGGCAAGGACAAGATTGCTCGTCATCCTGCGGTCGAACCAGAGGCTATTATCGAGGACCCTCAGCTACAGCACATCGGTCTCGAGACCTCTTTCGGTCTTAACGCGGATCTAGAGAACGTCCCCACAAAGTCTCTCGGTCAGGTAGAGAAGAAAGGTCACAAGATCGTCGACCATGTACGCGGAGGACTTCGGGGAGCGTCTCCCGACCCTCTTTCTGAGGAAGATGTCCTTCCGAGGTATGATTGGCAGGCTTCCGGTGCTGGGTACGATGGGATTCAAAACGACATCATCGAGACCTACGCCTCAGATCATCACACCTACAAGTCCTGTGAGGGGAACACGTGCACTACGTTCAACTGTGACAACAGCGCTCAGACCTGTACTTCGCAGACCTGTAGCCGTTCGGGAGGGAACTGCGGATCGATCGAACAGTGTGACTGGAATCAGTACTGCGGTCCTGAAGTTGTTGACTCAACTGTCGGGTCCTCTGACAGCAAGAAGACCACGATGTGGATTGTGTTGGCGATCATCGGGATTCTAGCGATTGTGTTTATTGCTCTGATCATCTATGGTATCCACAAGCACCGCTCGCACGCTCAGGCAGTGCAGCCCAAGGCCTACCACGTTGTCGCTCCGGAACATCTCGCCCCAGGAATGCGACCGGATATCACCGGACCTTCGCCGACACCGGGTCTTCCAACCAGTCTACCGGCATCCGGTTATGGGGTCTCGCACTACATACCCACTCAACCGTCAAGCGTTGTCGGGCCAAGTAGCTTTACCAGCTCTACCATCTATACATAGGTTTATTGTTACCTCTGACTCTCGTCCTGTTCGAGACGAGAGTCTAAAGATTCTCATGGGAGATTGTACCAGATCACAGTTAATTATGTCGAAGATCACCGAGCAAGTGTATCTCGGAAGCAGTCTCGAAGCGAGGGATAAGAACTGGCTAAAGAGCAAATACATCACGCATATTGTCAACTGTACCACTGAGCACCCAAACTACCACCCCGATGAGTTCAACTACTTAAAACTGAGTCTGTTGGACACTCCTAATCAGAGCATCTACCATGTCCTCGAGAAGACATTTGAGTACATCAAGACCGCCATCGGTAACGGTGGAACAGTGTACGTGCATTGCCACGCTGGTGTCAGCCGTTCGAGTAGTATGGTCATCTACTACGTGATGAAGGCGAAGGGGTGGAGTTTTCGGGAGGCGTTGGAATACGTGAAAACTCTCCATCCCCGAACCAATCCCAACCCGGGATTTACAAAGCAGCTCATCAGTGTTACTCCTATGGCGGCACAGATCGCTCAGTGGCCGAAGCACCACACCCCGCAACCGAAAGTTAGTACTTACCATCCCTTCGATCTGCGGGCTCGAGACCGTCCGAAACGTCAGACTCCAGCCGACTACATCCACCCCCAAACCATCGAGAGTCGAAGCGCTCTGATGCGGAAGTTCAATCCGAAGGTTAACTCTTCTACGGGGTACACCTCTCCTATCGACTCTGGGAATAGATCATCCGCACCCGGGAATCCGATCTTCCCCTCCTCAGAGTCGAAGAAGTCTGGATACACTCCTGTTAGCACTCTTAGTGGGGCAACTGGCGGGAACACCGGCATCTACGGGTGAGACCGTGACATTTGGTCTACCCGTACTTCTTTCTGATCTGGGCATGCTTGCTTAAAGCTACCTGCTTACAGCCTGCTCGTGTCTCTTGTGCTTACAACACCACAAGAGATTCTTTTGGTCTTCTCATTAGTACGCCTTATCGTACCAAGGGAATCCGCTGAAGATGCTCCAGCTTCCACCATACCGGTATGGAAAGCCGTAGATGGTTCCGTTGGCCCGAGGGTAGTAATCGTACGAGTACTTTGCCCTGTTAAGGTAGAGAGGGTCGCGGTACCCTTCCTTGCAACCGCATGGTTTGTTGAGAGCGAATAGAAATACCCCCACAAAGGCCAGTACCACCAGAATCAAAACGATCTGTGAGTTTGAGTTCGCCATACTTGTATTGTATCCTCGACTCGTCTTACGAGTACCCAAGAGAAAAACGTTGGGGATAACGCCAACGTTTTGCGTTGTGTTGTGTTTCGGACTTAGTTACCGACCATCTCAGATGTGTGTCGGCCGGAGCCATACAACCCTGGACCCATACCGAACCCAATCTGGAAGGCGGGTTCCTCGTCGGCCACTCCAAGGAGTTGGAAGTCGTCAACGGCGTCCTGGTTGGCCACGTCGGCCTGTGCCAGGAACTCAACGTCGGGGTGGGATGACCCGCGAAGTTTCTTCGAGTTGGCATAGGACTCACTGCCGGAGTCTTTCTTTCCCTGAGAGTCAAACTTGCCTCCCCATGCATAATATACCCCGAAGATGACCAGGACCGCCACTACGACGAACAGAAGGAGGTTGTTGTTACTTCGTGCCATCTCTGTCAGAGTGAAACTTACAATTACTGTTACGTCAAGATTGTTTATTTTACCTTTTCTGTCGGTACGCAGAAACAACCCTGATCATTAGATTAAAGGGGAGTATCCACCTTCGCGCCAATACTTCCCTCTACCGTTCCATGTCCCAAGTCCACGAGTTATTGTTGTTGTTCGTGTTCCAGAGCGCGATGCACTGATCCATGCAGTCTCCCTCGCCCCACAGAGAATAGGGACACCACAGTTCCTTGCACCACTGGGCTACTTCACGTTGACCATGGCACATACTGATGCACTTCCTTTGCTCGTTGTGAGTCGACCCCGGAGCCGAGCACTGCTTCTCACACTCCACCATGTTGTTGTGAATCGGGTACGTGCTAGGGGGGATACCCCTATTCGCCATCTCGCCGATCACAGACTCGCAGTACTTCCCGCAGTTGATGTTAGCCTGGGCCGTTAGGCGGTTGTTCGGATCTGAGCGGTTACACTCGTTCAGGCACTGGTTCATCTGCTCGGCGTAAGGGGCTAGCTGGCCGAGTACACTTCCGTACCCTTCGGTGTCACTTGGGGCCGATGGCAACCCCCATGAGCAGATCAAAACAATAACAAGCGCTGTTACCACAGCCACTACAAACATTAGTTCCGTCATACCTGCTTTAGCTTAAGACGCTCTCTTACCATCACCCTCGAAGATATTATGCCTTTACAAAGAATCTTACGTCCTCTAGTAGAAGTACCCTGTTACGACAAAGTATGGGTTTTATCAAGGTGATGGTAATACCGGTGGCGGTGTTATCGGTGATATTGATCGCGTGTAAGATGCTCAACTTCAGCATCCTTCCGGAGGGACTCAAGCTTCCGTCTCCAAAGAAGTTCAAGTTCCCCAAAGTCCAGAGAAACGGGTACAAATGGGAAGCGTGGGAGGAGGATTCGGACGATGACTCTGATAGTGAGGATGATTGGAGCGATAGCGACAGTGAGGACGAATGGAGTGACGACGATGACGAGTGGGAGTTTTAGGGTGTTATTTTCTGACGGGTGTATAGCAAGTACTAACCAACTCAAGTGGATATGGATAGTGGAACTGTAGTCTCGACAATCGCGTTTACATTGATTGTTCTGATCGGGTTGGCGGTGGTGTTGGTGTTGCTCATGGGCCCGGGGAAGCACGCCTCTTCGGGTTCAAAGAACACAACACCCCCAAAACCGGTCCGGGAGAACTTCCACCACGGTAATGACTTCCAGATCTACAACTATCTCGACAAGTCGATCCGCGTGGAGGTTCTGAGGAAGAACAAAGACGGTGTCACCTACGGCAAACCTCTTCCTCTCGCCCGAAACATCCAGCCCCGAAAGTCCCAGGGTTTCAAGATGAAGTCGATTGAGAGGAATCTGACGATGGATAGTCTATTCCGCGTCTATACGTTCGACGAGACCAAACCCGGACTCGGTGAGGAGTTCTACTCCGAGTACCGCCTCGACGTCCCCGAGGGAACTACCATCAAGAACCTGCATGTGGGTATGATCACCAGCAGGTGGGTCGGCGCCGACAGCGACTTCAACATCGGAAAGCCTGGGTTGAACGCCGTCCAAGGTCTCCCGTGGATCAAGATTCACAACATGACCTCCCGTCCTATTGCCCTCAACAACAACATCAACATCTCTCCCGGAGGAACGCTGAGGTACTCTGGCCGAGACAACTTCGGTGTGAGACTGGGAACGGTGTTCAAGGATCAAGACGGAGTCTTCCCGGATTATATCTTCACCGTTCCGGCGACTGATGTTTACTACGGCGTGGTCAGCGACATCCAACAGCCTCTATTCGGCGGCTTTCAGCTCACTCCCGAGTTCAACGATGATCCTGACGAACCGCAGTACCTTCTCGAGAGTGGGTGGATGGGTGGCCCAGCCTGGGGTCACATCCCTTATGGGCTTCTTCCTATCGAAGGACCCGGAGTAACTCCTCAGGACAGATGGGGTATTCCTGCGACTCCCTCACAGGTAGAGTCGCCAGTTGGACCCCCGGTCGAAGCATACGCGTAGACGTTTCAGAGTGATCTTACCTGGTTCGAATAGACCAGGTAAGAAAAAGTGAGGGATCGACAGAGTGCACCCCTGGTAAGTTCGATCCGCTGAGGTAGATTAAAGGGAACGATCTGCGTAATCCAACGGCTACTACAGCTATGTCCGACGAAGGGTGGGTTGAAGTGAAGAACACCAAGCGCCAGCGGCGCCAGGAGAAACAAGAAGCTGCCGCCAGAGAGGCTGAACGATGGGACGCGTTACGTACCCGAGCTCCCCACATTGTGACTCCCGCGCGCGCTCAGCGTATCCGAAGAAAGCTCAACATCCTGAACCTAGATGAGAAGCTCGTGTCGAAAGAGTGGATCGACCATCAACTCCAAGGATGGGAGTATCAGCGTGTCATGAAACCTGACGACGGTGAAGGTATTCCTGACAACACAGATACCGATGTTTACTCAACTCTGCCCTTGGACAATGGATACGGGGACGTTGTCCTGTTTCGAATGGCCGTGAGTGTCGGTGAAGACGAAGTCTCTGACGAGTAGCTTCGAAACGGGAGGTCTCTTGTGATTCTTGCACAAGAGACGTATACAAAACGTTTCACGTTCACCGTATCAGCTGTTCCCTTAGGCGAGGGTTTGTGTCCACTCCACCTAGACACGTCACATTTCGAAACCCCCAGTCCTCAAGGATAACAGCGGCGTATCCGGCCCGGATTCCTTTCTTGCAGTACACCTGGATAGGAGTGTCCAGCGACATCCCACCTACAACACTCCACAACCTCTCTTCGAGAGCGTGAAAGCTAGCCTCATCCAAGGGTGGTAGAGGTGTATCAACAAGGATGGCGTTCGGGAGGTGTCCCGAACGGTATTCTTTGGGCGTCCTAATATCTAGGGTTAGTGTATGACCGTTCATAACAAGTACTTATGGAACCCCAAGATGATGTTCAGGTGTTTTTGGAGAGGGTTGGCAACGGTTATCGACTGTTGAGGTTTGAGAGCCTGGATGGGGTGATCCTACCGCTTCTTCGCAGCATCCTCGGGGACTCCGGTGGGGAGGAGAGGGAGGAAGTTTCCCTTCTCTCCCTCACCATCTCTTCGGACGAGATCTCCTTGATTATTGACGAGGAAAGGTATGTGAAACACTACGCGGAGCTGAGAGGATCGGGAGCGATAGTTGGGACAACGGGTGTGTACACCGTTCTCCGTGTCGAGACCTCGATCCCTGGGCTCTCCGAAACCGGTATCCTCTCCCGAGTGACGAAGGTCTTCGCGGAGTACGACATTCCTGTGTTCTGTCTCAGTACCTTTCTTGTCAATTACATCTTCATTCCTTCGGAGGACGAGGGGAAGTTGGAGAGACTAGTCATTGAAACCATTGAGTTCACTCTCGAACCGTTAAGATAACGAATCTAAAGATCTCTTATCCAGAGATAAGAGACAATGGACGCCCCGCCAGACCAACAACTGCACCAGAAGGTAGATGACCTATCACGGCAGCTCTCTGAGGTGAATGACCGTCTCGAGAGGATCGAGGAGTTATTGGATACACTAACCAAGGGTGTCGAGGGAGTACAATCCTCCGCGCAGAACATGGATGAACACATCAACTTTGTCAACGGCGTCTACCAACAGGTACACCGGCCCTTTCATGCTCTGATCGGTGCCGCTAACAGGTTCATCCAACCCCTAGCGGTGGGTGTGGAGAACATCGAGCAAACAACAGGCCGTCTCCGGCTTGAATCTAATACAGACGACACTGATTAGTTCACCTCTTCCTCGGGAGGTAAACCTTCACCGTACAGATCACTCCTCGGGAGTCTTTCTCAGTGATAGTGAAGAACCTCCCACCGCGAGCGCCAGTTTGCACCGGTCCGCGGATGCGTTCTCCTTTCCGGAGGCATCGAGTCTTCACCCGACCTCCCTTCTTGTAGGGTAAACAACAGACACTGGGAGTCTCGTCGAGCCACTTGTCACAATCCCACCTTGGGTCTTTGCGCTTGTAGCACGCTCCCATCTGCGACTTGGATTTGAATGGCATTGATCTTCTTACCTATTACTAAGCGGGTAAGAAGATGTCGGACGAAACAAAACCCTACGCCATCAAGAACGTGACCGCGAAGAAGGTTCATGTCTCCCAGGCAGAGCTCTTCGGGATCTTTATCGGGTTCTCGATAGTTATGAGTCTCTGGACAAGCATCGGAACCCAACTTATGAGTAGGTGGAAACCGGCCAGCTCTGGGATAACAACTTCGATCGTTATTGCTCTAGTGATTACGGTGGCGTTTGCGTGGATTATGTCGAAGGTCGGGTTGAACATCATGAGCTTCGAGAGTGTGCACTCCGGTGGAGGAGGAGGAGGCTCCCACGAGGCTCTATAGGTACTCGATGTATCTACACCTACGGCGTCTTAGATAGGGATTCCTACGCCGCCGATGTCGATGGCGGAACCACGCGTATACAAACATCCCTATACATATCTCTTGCAGATATGTATAGGGATGTGTTGCGCTTACACAAACAGGCACAGAACAATGATCAACATCAGAAACAGAAGAACCTTGATGCCGAGAAGTGCTGCAGCGTTGGTACCGCAGTAAGGAATCTTGCAGAACATAGCGTCGATCCAGGGATTCGCCAGCGCCACAAACAGCACTGCTGAGAGACCGATGAGCTTCCAATTCAATCGGGACTTCTGTGCGGGTTGAGCCTGCGGCGGAGGACCTTGGCCGCCAGGTATCATCGCTCCGGGAGGTGGCCCGCGAGCTCCGGGCGGAGGGCCCTGAGGTGGCATACCTTGAGGGGATGCGTGACCTCCGGTCTGCCCTCCCGGGAAGAACTGGTTCATCACCGCCGCCTCTTCCGGGGTCTTGACGGTGTCATTTTTGACAGGTAGATCTGAGAGCTTATCCATCACCTGAATAAACAAGAGTCTTGTGGTGGTTGCTATATGCCTTTAAGACTTATGTGCCCTTTTCGCTTAAAGTTTCTGGGCAGTGGATGCAAGCGCAGTGTTAAGCAAACATGTCAGAGACACGAAAGGTAAAACTGTCACTCGACAAGTTCACCAGTCTCCTCGAACGGCACGGCTACATCCTTGTAGCAGTGTACTGTGAGGGGAAGTATGTCCGATTCGCCGAATGCCGGACACCACGACAGCAGAAAACCTTTGTGGTGTATCTACCGGAGAAGTATCAAATGACCGTCCCAACAAACGTCGAGTCAAATGACCTCAAGCGTCTCGACGTTTCATCTATCGAGGCACCCCCGTCCTCCCGTCAGATCGAGTTTATTTCCGACATGAAAGGGCCTCTTCTTGAGTGTGATCTGGTAGCTATCTCCAGTGAGAGCGTGTGTATGTATCGAAACAACAACTCGGCAGAGTGTTTCAACATCGACGATGGCGAAGCCGACGAAGGAGACGAGGATGATTTGGAGGACGCCGAGGGCGAGATCGCAGAGAGCGACGACGAAGTCACTGCTCTGGAGAAAGACACTCTCAACGTACTGAAGAAGGTCAAAGGACCACAAGCGAAACTCCCGAAAGCCTCTCTCCGAGAACCGAGACCAAAGACACCGGAGACTGAACCGGAGGACGCTGAAGGCGAAGCCGAAGGCTCCGACGAGCTTGTTCTCGAGTCGACACCTCCGGGGTCCCCTTCAAAGTCTGCTGATGATCAGCTCATCGAAGACGAGGGCGGCATCGTTGAGATTGAGGACGAGGATGAGCCTCCCGAGGAAGAGCTCGACGCTGAAGGCGAAGATGAGGTGGAATTGGTATTCGAGGACGAGGATGGTGAGCCGGTTGACGAGGTAAAGACCCTTCTCGATACTGTTGCCGCCGAAGAGGCCGAGGAATCTCTGAGAAGCATTCAGGCCAAGGTCGATCGACGCGACGCCGAGACCTTCGGAGAGAGTGACATCGAGGAAGAAGACGAAGTCGACGACATTGAAGAGTCCCACAATGCTGACAACTCCCTCCCACCGGATCTCGAGGAGGGGGAGTTGGTACTGGGGATTGTCTACGTTATGATCGACATCGGTGGGTTCTTCCGACGCATCGCCGTCTACGAGGAAGAGGTTATTAGGTGCTACGAGCAGCTCGACGAGAATGAACTGGAGATGAGGTCAAAGAGACTCGAGAAAATTCGCGACGTCACTCAGAAGTTCCTTCTTCACTCTGAGGAACGGTTGAACAAGATCGCTGCCGAAGAGAAGGATCTGAAGATGCAGCTCGTTCGGTTGACGGTCGTTCTTGCCCAGGCTTCAGCCCTGAAGACTCGTGTTACCGAGAAACCGGAGAAGTACGGGGAGATCGTTGGTGAGTCAGATCGAATCTATGACCAGACTCGTGCCGCTATCCACGAGTTGAACATGGAGCTATTGAAGCTTCGAGATGGAGCCGATGAGCTGCTAAGCAACTACCGTGCAAGTATCGAGGATCTGCTCGATATGTAGTTAAAAGCCCACGACACTCAGATCACAGCAGGATGAGTAATACACGGGGACCTGTAAACGGCGGGGGACTTGTCGGCTTTGACAAGGAAGCGTTCTTCGGAGATGTCGAAGGAGTGTTTGAGAACGCTGAGTTTGTTCTAGCTCTCGGTGACATTATCGGGAAGAGGTTCACGCTCAGCGAACTCCTCGAGCTCATCAACTCTTACCGCGTCGGGGGATCCGTCGAGGAATGGATCTCAAGGATCGATGAGTTCTTTGAGGGGATTGAGATACTCGACGAGTTCGCCGACTATATCGTCGAGATGGAGAAACTCCGGGAGATCATTCGGACGTATCTGTGTATGTTCATCATCGCTCCCAGAGTTATAGCTCTTATTCGGGCGACTCTAGCGTACCTGTTGATTGTTCTCCAGTACGGGCAGATCACCCGACTCAGCGAAGTCACTGAACGAGAGAAGGCGGAACAGAGATCGGGAGAGGAGGACATTCTCCTTAGTGTCTATTACCGAATCTTTGCCACTGTGACGTACATGACCATGAAGACTTTTCTTACTCAGGCACCGCAGTTTGTGATGGGAGGAATTGGTGCGAGACCTATCGAGTGGACCACAGAGGAGTCTTCAGAGCTCGATGACCGAGGGAAACTACAACTAGACATCGGTGCATGGAGGGACTTCAATGAGTACCTTGTGGAGTGTGGGGACATCTTTGCCGATCCCACAAACAACAACCCCCAACAAGGTTGCGTGGTGATGTAGACGTTTTGTCCACAGGAACATTCTTCTTACACATAAGAAGAATCTTGGGTAGTGGTAATTAGTCGTAGATAGTAAACATGGCGGCCGAAGTAGTCTATGACCCAACAGAGGTGCGACTGAAACCTGTGAGGAATATGACCGAAGCGCGAGATAACATCATCGGGCTACTGAAGTGCGCTCTTCGACAGGACGACATCGATCTTGGTATTGATGGGTACGCTCTACCCGTGAAATACAAAGGACAAGAAACAGTACTGGCTGTGAGAAGGTGGGCGGGACCCTACGAAGCTTACGAGGCATTCTGCTCCAGAACGCGAAGAACCTCAGAGACAGACGACCCATTGAGGATGATGATGTTCGGCGCTGGCTTTTTGTCAGCCACGACCTCCACCTCAGTCTCTTCGGAATCCTGCGGGGGAGGAGAACCGGATACCCCTACGGGTGTCTCCTCAGCCGAACACTCTTCCGAAGAGGAACAACCGCACGAGGGTCCCTCGGGAACCTCCGGCTCCGCCGTCGATGCGGTCTCCTCAGGCGAGTTCTCGTTCGACGCCGGAGTCTCCGATTTCACCGTGACGTTCACGTTTGGTTCTGGTTTCTTCTCTGACTGTGGCAAATAGCTCTCAAGAAGAGAGGCGACCACAACCGGGAAAGCCTTGGAGTCAGTGATTCTTCTCCAGTTCTCAGTGATGTACTCGTGGAACCGTATCCCGAACACTACCAGCAACGCCAACACTGCTCCACCGATGCCCATTCCGACTCCGAGGAACCACGCTAGCGGCACATACTGCCACACGAAGAACAGACCAACAACACCGGCGATGGTCTTGAGGGTGTTCTCATCAACACTGTAAGTAACTGTCATAACGTACAACGTATATCTCCAACTACGTATATCCCCCTCGGTCCTTTTATAGTGTATTACTCTCTTGCCATATAGCAAATGAAGTTCGATCTAACGAGCTCGAAAGCACAGACGGTGTTCTTTGTGGTGATCTTAGCGATCACGGTGTTTGTGGTGTGGAAGTGCTACTGGAGGATTCAGGTAATGTACAACTCCAGCACGTTGTCACTGTATACACCGGATAGCTTCGCTGTTCCGCCCCAGCACCAATCGCAACACAACGAGATTACTCGATACGGGTTCACACAGATGAAGAACCAAACGGTAGTGATTTGCGCTCTGTTGAGAGACGTTGCCACGAAGCTAAAGGAGATTCGGACGCGGGCTGAGAGGCTTGGACGGGGTTTCAAGGATTACCGCATCGTTATTGTTGAGAACGACAGCTCTGACGGAACCCGCAGGCTTCTGAAGGAGTGGAGGAAGTCCAACCCTCGCGTTATCATCCTCGGGTGTGGCGTGAACTCGGAGAGGGATGAGTGCAAACTCCCAAAAGCCGCTACCAAGACCGAAGGTCACGGGGTGGATCGGAGGCGAATCGAGAAGATGACCCACCTCCGGAACATCTATTTGGACTACGTGAAGCGCAGTCTCCCAGACTTTGATTACACGGTGGTATGGGACATGGATATTGTCGGTACGGTGTACCTCGACGGCGTGGCGAACACCATCGGACATTTCTCGCATTCCAAGAGCCCCGCTAACGATGCTGACGCTATCTGCGCCTATGGTATCTATCGGTGGGGTTGGGTGACACTGTACTACGATACCTATGCTCACGTTGATAAGGATGACAGGTTCCACATCGACCTCAAAACAGTACACGATCTCAAGAAGGGACTGGGTATTCAGTATGAGCGAGGAACGCCGCCAATACCGGTGGTGAGCTGCTTCAGCGGATTCACCATCTATCGGAACGCGAGTCTGAGGGACGGCAAAGTCGTCTACGATATGTCTCCTCCCGACAATCTCGAGTGCGAACACGTCCGGCTTCACCGGCACCTATCGAACGTGTACCTCAACCCGAGTATGATTCACTTTGTTCTTCTCAACGACTGAGATCCAAACCCCATAAAGCAATGTCACCGTTATGTAGGTGACATTGTATATCTTACACACAAACATGGCCGCCGGTTCCTCAGCTAAGACTATCTGTTGTCGGATGGCCAGTGTCCTTCAGGAGATACTGGAGGAGGCCGAGATTGACGACGGACACGGTATCGACCACGCCCTGAAAGTTCTCAACCACGCTGAGAACACCCTCGCTGTTTCGAAGTCGCCGAGGACGCCACACACTCGCAACGCGGTTCTCTACGCGGCGTTGCTACACGATGCCGATGATCGAAAGTTTTTCCCAGACTCCACAAACCATGACAACACTCGAAGAATCCTCGAGACCGTCCTCCCTGGCGAAACGGCCACCCACGATCTCGTCGTACAGATGATCGAGCTGGTTAGCTGCTCTTCCAACGGAAACTCTCTTGAAGGAGTCCCGGAAGGCAAGGAGTGGATGTTGATCCCGAGGCTTTCCGATCGCCTTGAAGCCTCCGGACCCATTGGGGTACTGAGAGCATGGATCTACACCGAGAACGTCGGGCGACCTCTGTTCACCAAGGACACTCCACGAGCACAGACCCCAGAGGAGTTGGAAACAATCGCCACCCCGGAGAAGTTCGAGAACTACCTCCGCGTCAAGCAGAGCGTGAGTATGATGGACCACTTCTATGACAAGATCCTTCACATCACGTCCCCTGAAGCGATTCTTTTTGACAACCCTTACCTTCGACGAGAGGCACAGGAACGTCACGATTACATCGTTGATTTTGTCCTTCGGTTTGGACGGACCGGGTCCGTTGATAGGAGGGTGTACAACAAGGTTCGTGCCGCTGTGAAGGCACAGACTAAAGCCAAATCGAACATCACAAAACAGTCTTGAAGGTCGGATGACCTCTACCGTAGATCTGTGACGATGTAGCTCCGAGAGCAGGATGTTCAGCATCTATTCCACCGAAGACTATTTGTGTTTCTGGATGAGTGGTTGACGTATATCCTGTTTTTGTACCTATACCTACACGAACACTACTCTCTGTTTATGATTCTCCTTCCCTTTGCCATTGCGTTCAATCTCTACGGTTACTGGGGTATGTGGAGACTTCGAAGAGCATACGGTATCGATCCTCACCGCGGAGAGGTTAGATTACCAGTGTAATGTTAAAGGGATACACTGGTAATCTAGAGTCAAGGAGTTCAGACACCTTTACGTACAGTCACAACTATGACAGACAAGATCATCAGCTTTTCAAAGGAGACGGTTGACGGAGAGACCGTCACCAAGACATCTATTGTTCGCAGGAACAATGACAGGTCGTGGTCGGGTTCGTACATCATCAACAACGGCGAACCCCAGAGCATGACTCCTGGCGAGGTGCGCCAGTTCCTCGAGGATACGTCGGAGTCCCCGATGACAGGACCCGTTCCTCCACCATCTCAGAGGTCGGGAACCTCGAACGAGACCCCTGGGTCCTCGGAGCCGGGTATTTCGGACCTCCTCGGTCTTCTTCTCGGTGGCCCAGAACTACCTCCACAAAGCGGTCGGATCCATTCGCTGGGATGTTGAATTGGTAGATGAGAGTTCTGCCTTGTCGTATTACATCGCGTAAACGCTCGCGATGTAATGTTGGAATATAGTACGAAGTACGCAGTGCGAAGTACATATGACAGAGAACGTAAGGAGACTCAAAGATCCCCTCGGTGTTACTCACACTATCCGGAGACGTACTCCTCCCCGTCGAAAGGATGATGTTCCCGAGTGGGAGAGGGATGCTCTGGGAGATGACGCCAGCGGAGGGAACGGGAAGAACGGATCTTCAACAACCGTCGCCACCACTCTTGATCCATGGTCACAGATCGCTATTATGTTGATCAGCGCGCTGAGTTTCATCGCTGCCTTTGCGTGGAACGGAACAGTAACGGCGTTCCTGGACCAGAAGTTCGGCACCGATCGTGATTTCAAGGTGCACTTGATCTACGCTGTATGCGTAACCATCGTCGCCGCGGTCGCTATCTACTATATTGTCAAGTACACCGATGTGTGGATCAGCGAACAGCAGGAAGAAGAGAACATCATTAGTGGTTAGGTCTGATTGCTACCCATCCTGACAGACACGCAGAGAGAAGGCTTAGGCTCGCGCCGACTACTGCCAGTCTTTGGTCACCAAAGACCTCCGAAGGAGAACATCCGTTTTCGACTGCAGCATAAGAAAGTGGGGAAAAGTGTTGGACCGGTGGTTGAACTGCTTGAGAGCCTGTTCGAGTTTCTTTTCAGGATCAGCCATACTCTATCATCTAAAGATCTTCCGGGAATATATTTAGACGCTTAGTACGTTAGTACACAAGTACTTACGCAAACGATGACCCGTCACGATACCTACATTGACATGTGCATTCAGGAGGCCCAGAAGGGTATATCTCGAGTGTACTACTCCTCAGGGTAGTCTTCGACTCTCATCTCTGTTTGGAGATGAGAGGTTTGTGACGCGGTCAGTCGAAGACCGTGCACTCCAACTTACACTCTTTGGTGCAGTGCTGTCTGTTATCCTGGCCCTGGGGGACCTCCATCACTCCTGCCCAGATTTTCAACTGACAGTGTCCGATGCACTGCTGGCACAGGTCTCCGGGTGCAGGAATGTCCGTCGGAGGAGGTTCGTCTGTCGACGGGTACACCCCTGCCGGTCCCGAGGATAGATGGCGGTGATTCGGGACCTGAGGTGGGTGATCGTTCCACCCGCCGTGTTCGTAGTAGGTCTTGGGGTTGTGATGCTTATGATACGACTCGGTGGAGTCACCTGTAGAACCGCCTTTCGCAGACGGTCCGCACATCATTTGGCATCTTCCGGATCCGAGCAACCACAATCCAACCGCGATGAGAACGATGATAAGGATACATGAAACTGTGTTCACCTGAAACATAGCTCTGAATGCTCTGCGAGTTCCAACTTACAACATCTCAAGAGATTTCGCGATCTAGAAAGCGACGTTGGGGTTACACTCGATCTCACAGTAGTTCTTGCACTTTTCTCGATCGTTTGCCAGACCCTCACTGATACCATGCCTCACAGCCCAATCTACACAGTGACTCGAACACTCTTCGCAGAGCATAGCGTCGATGCTGTTTTGCATACTAGCACCCTCTGTCTCATAGCCTCCCAGAGAGGTGCCACCGCCGACAGTTGGGAGGAAGTCTCCTGTCGAGGGGCGATGTCCGGCCTGTGGGAACGGGTAAGAGATCCCTTCTTTGTCTCCTGGTCCGCAGTTCATCTTACACGGTGTGCTGAAAGCGTAGATCAGCAGAATCGCAATCAACACACAACAGATAACAACTCCGTTATTTAGCTCCATATCTATGAAGACGTAGTCTGATATATAACCACCATTTTCTCCGCAGGGAATTTGTGTTGTGTTGGGATTAGACGTGAGAAAGAGTATGAACGCGGTGTATCTGGCGTTGATAGTGTTGGTGGTTGTTGTAGCGGTAGTGCTGGCACACTCCTCAACTACGGATAGATTCCTCCCTATCTTTACCTATCCGGAGGAGGACGAATGGTGAGCTTTGGGTGTCTCATCTTCTATCGGGAGATGAGAGGGGAGGAGACCGAGGACCGAAGGTCTCCAGTCTAGAAATAGAAGCAAGGAGGATCGTTGGTTCCGTTGGTAGCGACTTGTCGAGGGAGGATGTGAGATGGACTTCCACGGACGAACGGGGAGTACGGCTCAACGTCGATAATATCACCATGGGAAACTCCAGGCCCGGGAGCGGCCGGAAGAGACAGACTTCTTGTCAGAGCATCAACGTGTCCGGCAGTAGGAGGGAACCCTCGACCGATACCCTCGGCGCGAAGGGCCATCTTCCGGCAGTTGCTTTGACACTCCCTTGGGTCTTGGGTTTGGTTGCACCACCGACCACAGTTCCTCATCACGACATCGTAGGGAGTGTTGAAGGTGTTCTGCGGGTAGTTCGGAGGAGGGTTGGTTCTCCACCCGTAGAGGGAGTACTTCCCGCGAGCAGATCGTGGTGCGTATCCTTCAGGGCCTGCTCCGCAGTTCCCACCCCACGCCGGTGCACCAACGCCGGCGATAACGATGATAAGAAGAACCACCACCAGCAATCCCAGTAGCACACTGCGTGTTCTCTGTGCGTTATTCATGTTTACGCGTCTACATATCACCCAATAGAAAAGCTGTTGGGTAATTCGCTCTGAGTGGGTGATCTACTCTGGGGATTTCCTCTTCCGGGTAGAGTGTCTGTGTGGAACACTCCCCTCGAGAATCAAAGAGCATAGACTGATCATCCCGTCGATATAGTAATCATACTCGAGAAGATGCGAGCTCTTCGCTTCCCGCAGCAGTTCCCGAAGGTGATCGATCGACCTCCCGTTCTGTCGGAGATACCTTAGTAGGCTCTTAAGGTCACCACCCAACAGGCTCGTTAGGTCATCACCACCGGCTTCCACCTTCGGGAGGCGGAGACTTGGAAGGTACTCATCCCACGCCTCCGAATCCTCATCGTGAATCATAAACTCCTCATCCGAGACGTCGTCGATGTCTTTGTCCGGGAGAGTGATCGGAACCTCTATCGCTTCTGAGATAGATCGAGCTCGCCATTCCCTAACTCGTCGGCGTTTGGGAGGTTGAGAGATGATGACCTTCTCCGACAGCTCTGCTTTTCGCTCCGAGATGAGATCCTCTCGAGCGTTCTCCTCTGCTTCATCTTCTTTCTGCCCGATATACTCATCGAGCTCTCGTTGAGCGTTCTCCCGAACGGCCTCTTCGACATCTTTCATCAACTGGGAGTTCTTGACGAGCTCTTCGAGTTTCTCATCGGTAAGACCTCCGGAGGTCAGCGTCTCGCGCTCCACCTCCCTTCCGAACTGGGTTGCGGAGGATTCAACCTTCTCGGCGTACAAAATAATAGCTGTAGACGACATACGAAGTAGTGTAAACTTTCAGACCTTTCGTCTACCTGTAGTGTTCTGTACCTCTAATACATCACACATGTGTAAACATATGTGATCACATACCTATAACAGAAAAATGAGATATAGGTCCGAGAATCTCGGAAACAGAGGCCACGCTTAGACACTGATGATCAGTACACGCCACCATAACCGTTCAGTACAAAGGCGATGTGCCTTTCTAAAAGCAGCCGACGAAAGAGATCTAGAGTTTTTCAGGAACGAGCTTGAAAAAGACGCCCCGGTAGACAACCCGTGGGAGTGGACCAACCCATTTCATTATCCTCTCTTTTGGTTGCATCTTGCAACGAGCGGAAACGATGAGGTTTATTCGTTCTTGCGGGAAAATGGCGTGGACTATTGGTCTCCGGATAGCTCTTCAGCGCGCGCACTCTTCGAATACGCTGACTGGTGCGCGCCTTCCGAAAGATCAGTCGCGAGGGATTTTTTGTCGAGACACGGTTACCGGGAGGAGTAGACCGGGGGGTTTTGGATGTAAACAAATAAAGCATTTAGTTAACGAATACACACAGCCACATTCATGCAGGTACAACATCACACATATGTATGTGTGATGTGAAATGGACAAAGATCAGAAAAATGAGATCTGGATCCGAGAATGACCGAAACAGAGGCCACACTCAACAAACGCGATCATGACTGTTAAGGTACTTATTATCTATGTCCCACTCATCCCGCACGAAGACGCCCCAGCCTCCTTCCTGGTTGAGACGGACGAAGAGGGTCTATCTCATCTCCGAGCGATACACGGCATGGATGCCGAGACTGCCTCCGAGTATGAAGTCGATGAATCTTGGGATTATGTTATGCACCGCTTAGGGATAGACCGGTGCTACTCGTCCGAGGCTGAGTTTGAACGAGAGAAGAGGCTGCGGCGCCCACCCGGGTGGGTTGGATTGGGATCATTGGAATGGTCCCAGTACGGGACGTGGGCTAACGCAGTAGGCAGTCAGGATCTGCCTCCTGGGATTGAGGAGTACATCATCCTCCGCGAAGAGTCGCAATAGGCGACTGAGGGGGGGGGATCCTTTGGATGTAAACAAATAAAGCATTTAGTTAACGAATACACACAGCCACATTCATGCAGGTACAACATCACACATACATATGTGTGATGTGAAATGGACAAAGATCAGAAAAATGAGATCTGGATCCGAGAATGACCGAAACAGAGGCCATTTAGAGACACACTCATGCCTTCTGTACTTGTTACTTTTGTCCCTTATGATGAATCGAGTCGGTTCTTCATCTTTAAGGTCACCGAGACTGACCTTAAGCGCCTCCAGTCGGTGCATGACATGGATTACGAGGAAGCCTGTGATAACGGAGTTGAGGACGCGTGGTACTATGTCGTACACCGCTTGGGGCTCGCGTGGAACTACTCGGACGAGGCCTCATTCGAACGAGAGAGGGATGCACTGCTGGAACTGGACCCACCGCTTGATTGGAGCCAGTATAAAGAGTGGGTACTCGAAGATGACGAGATTGCGGAGGTTGGACCCCCTGTAGAGTTCTTTGTACTTCGCCGGGGTGAGTACTAAGGCCAGGGCCTTTGGATGTAAACAAATAAAGCATTTAGTTAACGAATACACACAGCCACATTTATGTAGATGACACCCACAAGGGTGTCATCTCAACACCCACAACAGAAAAATGAGATACAGATTTGAGAATGACCAAAACAGAGGCCACACTCAACAAACACCAACAGCCATGAACACTTTGACAGACGAGGTTTGGGCCTCTCAGTTTGCTCCTCCCGCCGAAGGCAGGGGCGATGCTTATTATTTTGGCCCTGAAGATGACGACGAACCCAGCGATTTGGTCCGCAGACCGAAGACGGAGAGATGTGAAGGGTGCGGACAGTCCCTGGATGACGCATACGCCGCGATGGTCATTGCTTTGGAGGTTGACCACCTACCCGAGGAATGGTGGATGAGAGGGGATGATATGTAAATAATAAAGCACGTAGTTAACGAAACACTGAGACACAGACGATGGTACCCACATGGGTACCATCGTAATAAACGGGATAAACTCAATGAGCTCTAAATACTCGGAGCATGAGCACATTCGCCTTATCCGACGAAGATTGGGCCTCTCGGTTCGCCTCTCCTGACAGAACAGAAGAAGGGTACTTTAATAGTCAGGGAGAGCGTGACGACGTCCCCATCCACCACCCGCCAAAGAAGAAGCCGAAGGCACAGCCTAATTACCGCGAGTATATGCACGATATCGAGGACGAGGAGGACCCGGTGGCGAGGTGGCTGATGTCTTCGCATTGAACGTACAACAGAGACATTACCCGTTTAGGTAATGTCTTGAGCAGTAGCTAAAGCTACTCTGACTTCTTCCGGATCTGCGGGGTGAGGTAGGTCCTCCTGTAGAACTGGATGAACAAACCGAAATAGCTCGTGATGAGGAAGATGCCGATTACCGCGCCGGTCTGTGTCCCGTAGCACGCAAGGCTGTCGATCTCGTACCAGAAGCAGAACGGTCGGAAAGGCCAGCAGTCCCCAGTCGAGTACGCCAGTCCGTAGATGTACGCGTACAGGCACGCCACGATATCTATGACGAACTGAGTGATCTGAATGCGGGTAAGGTACTTCTTCCACCACATATATGTTCCTGTAGCCGCCATCCCGTAGTAGAAGTACATGATGACGTGTACCCATAGATTCAGGACAATGGGGACCCACTGAACTCCTGAGTGGAACTCTAATTGACTCCACGTCAGAAACAGTGTCGCTGCGTGATGGTACTCGTGGAGGAAGATCACCGGCTTTTTCCTCAATATCAAGAACCACGTGTCAACCAGCTCCCAGATCTTGAAGATGTAGTTCCACCAATACAAGTATTGCACGGTGTCGCTATGGTGGAACTCCGGTGAACAGATCATCTCGTGGAGGCTGAAACCCTCCAACCACCTCTGGATGAGGAGCACCGTCAGGTACCCTCCGAGGGCCAAGCTCGCGAGAGAGATGGCGAGGTTGTGGAAAGCCAGTGCTGGTTTGATGTACCGGTCATCGGGGGCGGCCCTCCGGGACATGAACCCGCTGAAGAGCCTGTTGAAGAGAAAGTACCCGAGTACAATCCCTACCGGCCATCCCCACCACCCCAAAGGCGCCTCGGCAGAGAAACGAAACCTCTCGAGATTCGCGAGGTCAAAGGGGTTGGAGTGGCAGTCCTCGATCCCCTCGTAGATGTTCTGGTGGATGGTTTCATAGTATTCTGTCATGTCTACAAGCTATCAAAAGCGATACACTTCATTATACGCATGCGTTCCCTTTAACGCATACCTTGGCGACAGGTCGGTTTATCCGTCCCCGACACACAGCAACCGACCCTTAAAGAATAACCACCGACCAAACAAGCCGAAGGCACAGCTTGAGTAATAGATTTATGGACGACAAGTTCGATGCCGTCGCTCTCTCCGGAGGAGGATCTCGAGGGATCCTGATGTTGGGAGTGCTGCACTACTACTACGAAAAAGGGCTCTTTGACCCAAAGACTGTGACCGAATATGCTGGAGCGAGTATTGGAAGCGTAATGGGGCTGCTTCTGATCTGCGGGTACACACCGATGGAGATCTTCAGCGAGATTTATTCTATGGAGAGCTTCTTCACGGTCAATGATTGCCACAGCATCTGGGATGTCATCAAGTACATGGGGTTCATGTCGATCAAGGGGTTCGCCGCCAAGATCGAGGAGCTCGTGAAAAGGAAGATGGGATTCGTCCCCACTCTCCGAAAGCTGAAAGAGCTCACCGGAAAGAGTCTGTATATCTCCGGAGCCAACGTTACCTCGATGGCCGAGGAAAAGTACTGCGCCGAGACCCATCCGAGTTTAAGTTGCGTCAACGCGGTGAAGATCTCCTGTAACCTTCCGTTAATCTTCCAACGACTTCGTTACCGCGAGGCTTTTGTGGTGGATGGCGGTCTTCTCAACAACTATCCCTGGGACTACATCTCCCCCTCAGCAAAGAACGTCCTCGGGGTGGTGTTGGTCGGAAGTGATAGATCGTTACCGGAGGATACGTTCATGGGGTACTTTTACAGACTGATGATGATGCCTATCGCACAGCTAACGGAGATGAGATGTCAGCTCGCCCCGGAGCACATCACTACCATCAAGGTCGCCTGGGAGGGCGTACCTCTTCTTCAATTCGCCATGGCCTCGGACCAGAAGATGGACATGTTCCTCTCTGGTTACCAAACTGCGGAAGCAAGGGACCAGACGAAACTGTTACACGTCGCAGACTGGGACTTTGAGAAGGCCGGATGGAGCTCGGAAGACTCCGCCGAGTCTTCCACCAGAGAACTCACCGCGATCGAAACCCTCGAGGAACTGCAGCACGATCTCGAGACAAAGTCCCTCGAGCTTCTGCGAGAGAAACTCGCAGGTGCGACTCCTCCAGCTCCACCAACCTCACCGGAGATCGTAGCGAAGAAGACGGACTTTGACGGTTGGGACTGGGACGAAGAGTTTGAGGAGCTCGAAGAGTTCGGGAATACCGAAGAGACCGGGAAAGAGAAGCCGGATTGATCCGAGTCATTACACACGTAGAACGTGTAATGACTCGCTATTTGCCCCTAAGGGCGGTCACCCGTTGGGTGTTAGTTGAATCGTTTCATCTGAAGAGTATTCTACTTCAGTACCGTTCCGGTACTGTATTTTTATTCCCTCAGTCCACCCGAGTAATCTCGGAGTGGTCGGGATGCCATGGAAATTGTGTCCAGGGCCAAGGAATGCTAACAACTGCCCTGTGACGTCTTCATCGTTGGGAGTAGTAGCGTTGACAATCTGACGCACCCCTCGTCTTTTGGGAAACCTGACATGGAACCTTCGGTCGCCGTCGTAGTACACAAGATCGTACACCCCGCGTTCGACGCTTTCCAGGTGTCCGTTCTCAAAGTACTGCGCCGCCCACGCCCTAGCTTTGAACAGAACAAACTCAAAGAGAGTATCACGTGACACTGCACCAGTGCGATAGTTGTGGAAGACTTCGGTTACTAATGTGTACCGTTCTGAAAGGTATTCCCGACACCCTCTTGTTCTCCGAAGGGCGAGTCGGGACCACTTCATCCACCCTATCAGGCTCACCATCAGCATCATGAACGCTTTCTGGATAGTGAATCGAGTGTCCTGATGAAGGAACAGTAGCGCGATAACGCTCGCTAAAGCTAACCACATACTTTCTGTTTGGATCTGTGTACTGTACGCACTCTTTTTAATGAGGTGTAATCTCACACTCGAACCCTTTTCTCTTGTACGTAGGTACTTGTGGAGTACATATACGGTCGACGGCTATTAACAGTCTCGATGTACTCCAGAAGCCCCGTAGCAGCTCGGAACTCCTGCGGAGTCAGGTGACCTCCCCACTCAGTAAGGACCTTCCAGGTCCCAGCTGTAGGGATGATTGTGATCTGTCCCATTAGCTTCAAGTACAGCAACGTCAGTAACGTTAGCGCCCTCTTGTATTTGGGGGATTTGGTACGAGAGAGCTGGTCGAGAATGTAGGCCTTAACACACGGAAAGGTGCAGAACACACCCTCCGTCTCAAAGAAGTCCGTCCCGCAATCTAGCGGTAGGTTAGCTTCTCGGAAGCGTTTGAGGATACGATCTCGTTCGGGCCCAGGCGATTTCTCGGGGTTGTATCGGGTAGGACACCCGATGGGATGAGAATTGAATGTGCTCCGACACCACCAGCAAGGCTTCGTAGTGTAGCGAGGAAGGGCACCGCCCTGTGCCATATCGATCATGTTTCCCCACAGCTTCACCGTGGATTTGTGAGGATCCAGGAACATCAGGCTTCGTTTGGACTTCTTGCTCTTCTCGTGGAGGAGGTCGGTGATGCCAATATCCTCGTCCCCAAACTCGAGGATCGTTTCGGCGATGCCATCATCGGAGGATTCCGAGCCGTAATCTCCGGGGCCGTAGTAATAGAACAGTACCTCCTCCGCGACAAGGTCATGGAGGGTGACCATCGTAGAGAAAGTTTTCGCTCGCGAGCGACCGGTAGCCTTCGGCTTCGAGGTGGCTTTTGGCTTCGCCTTCGAGGCAGCCTTCGAGGTGGCTTTTGGCTTCGCCCTTCTGGTTGTTCGTCTTGTACTCATTTTCTTGGAGTATACCCTTATTCTGCCGACCGAAACGCTCTAATTCCTTTTTACAGAAGGAGCGTACCGAGCCACTCGACTCTTATTCGGCCAGGTCGGGAGGGTTCTCGAAGAAGGCACGAGGTGGAGCATACAGACCGTATCCGAACGGTCCGTAGCCGTACTCGGGCGGCGGGGGTTTGGGTGGTGGTGGAAGATCGGCCTTCGGTTTGGCTTTTCCCTCATCCCACACGAAAAAGCCAATACCGAAGAGTAGGATAATGAACAATACCGTGAAACCGAGGACTGCTTGCTTGTGTTCGTACAGATAGTTCTCTAGGTTGTATCTTCCGACAGGGTTGAATGGATTGTATGATGTTTTGTCGTCTGACATGTTCACACTGCGGATCTGTGTACGTCTATCGGGTCTTGTTTATAGACTACTTTAATTCACCACTGAAGATTTCCATTCAACAGAGTTAAACACAGAATACCCGAAAGCCCAAACCGGTACGTAGATAAGAGAACATGGCAACCACGACCGAAGATGCCTCTCCTCCGGAGGAAGAGGTGACCTACCGTATCGGAAAGCTAAATACGGCTGTAAAGCTGGTGAAGAAGCCCTCGAGTGAAGCGGAGGTGAAGAACTACAACGAGAACCTATCGAAGGGTCTGGGACTGTTCAATCAGCTGTGCTTGAGCGCGAATTTGGCGCCGGATGACAAGCTAGACATCATTGTCGCTTTCATCAAACACGTTCCTGACAGCGGTCAGGATATGCTCAGTCGGTGGAGGGATATGATTCCCTTCCTCCGAGGGAAAGAACTCGAGGACTTGGTGAGTCTGCTTGTTAAGATCACTCGGTCGCCGGACATTGACTCCCACCAGCGGATGACGACAGCGGTTACACTGTACAACAACTGCTTTCTTCATGTGTGCTACAACTGCTTCGGCGACATTGCCTGCGACCGGACGGTGATTGTCAAGTACCGTGTCGATGCAGCGAGGTACCTGTTCGCAACTCAGTCTGATGAGTACAAACAGCTCGCCCAGGAAGCCCTCCTGGAGGTTATCGACACCGACGTATACCCGAGCGAGTACCGTTACGAGGTTATCGCCGGCTTTATTTCCCGGACCGGCATCAACTCCATGATGAACATGCAGAAGCTCCGAGTTCCCTACGACGAGGAGTTTGTGTACGGCCTGCAGACGAACTTCTTCTACAACGACGAGAACGGCGTCCGGGAGAGGATTCTTTCTGGCCAGCACATGATGCAAATGACCGGTGTGGAAGAGAAAGAGAAGATCGAAATCGGGGACACTCTTCTTGGCTTTGCCGCCGATAAGGACCTCGATGAGAACACTCGAGCCGATGCAGCGGATGTTGTACTACGTCTCGGTATCGGTGATCAGAAGAAGACCGCTCGCCAGGTCATCATCGATCTCGGCTTCAGCAGTGTCGATCAGCGCAACATCGGCGGTAGCTTGATCGACCGGGCCAAGACCATCTACAACGACTCGCAGAACATCCACGAGTTCACGGAGCAGGTCGACCGGTTCATCGAGAAGATCATCAACGAGACCTCGGTGACCGTGAGACCTTACCACGAGGTCCACCAACAGGTCTCAGATCTGGTGCGCGCGCAGATCAAAGACAAGGAACAGCGGTTCCGGGCGTTCAAGGCTCTCAACCGTATCAGCGTCGATACTGCCAGATTCACCAAGTACAAGGTCACTCTGGCGGAGATCTTTGTTCATGTGTGGATTCGCATTGAGAACTACGAAGGGGAGATCTGCACCAATCTCGAGAAGAGGATGGTGGAGGAGTTGGTGGATATGGGAGATACTTGCTCCTCTGGACACAGTGGTCGATTCATCAACGTTCTCGCCGCTTACGACGATACTCTGAAGATCAGCTGGGACGACCAAATCAAGGCGAATATGGCTGGACGAATGAACGCTCGTATTCGGGACTGCCCCGACGCCGATCTCCGGGCACAGTTGGCAATGGCGCAATCCGAACTCGCCGAAGAGGAGGACAAGATCGCCTACGTCAAGTTTGTGCGAGAGCAGCTCGTGGAGTTGAAGGAGGAGCTTCACAAGGAGTTCGTCGGCGAGGGTTACACCACTCCCGAGGCCTTCGAGAAGGCCTTCGAGTCTGGCACTGTGAACTGGGTGTAGATCTAGATCCACATCCACAAACACTACATCTGAGCTCTTTCAGATGTAGTCATCTAGAAACTACACTGTACAGACTAAGGACTCGAGAGTACAATAAACATGTCCGGAAAAGAGAATGCACCGCCTACTATCACCCCACGAATACGAACTATCAAGATCACCTTCCAAGGTGAGCACATGATGACGATTGGCAAGTGTCGTATCTGCGGGACAATGATGAAGAACCGAACTGTGGTATGTGAACCGTGCGAAACAAGAAAGATGCCGGTGTACTTCGGTTAAGGTACCGGTGTCTATACATGAAGCTCAAGCACAACGCTGTAGACAAGCATGTTCTTTACTATCCTCAGTTCCGCTTCGGTAGCGCTTCGAGCATCGCTCGATATGCGAAGGCGTACTCCGAGACCGCTACAGGATGGGTCGGGGATCTGGTACGTCTCATCGCCGGTGATGCCGAGGCCGCCCAGACTCGCATCGGGGAACTGCTGAAGCAGATGCTGGGATCAAGGTACACACCGAAGGAGATCGACGCTCCACAGAGTTTGCCAGCGGCAAGTTCAACCACGACAAACCGTTCTTCTACGCTGATCTGACTACCGTTCTCAAGAACGTTCACAGTGGTATTCCGAACGAGGTTTGGGAGCTCTACCAACTTCACAACAAGAGGAGGTAGACCTGCCACCGCCAGCTCATGTATGAGATTTCTCATACATGAAAAGTGATATGTTCCGTTAAAGAGGTACTATAAACAGACCGAGCAGACGAAGACACAGACACATTCTCTCTCAAAGACATGCAAAGTCCAACCATGACAGCTGAGAACAGCACAGAACAACCACTCACTGAGTACACCTATTGGTATTGCGAGAGACACGACGATGCCTACCGAAATCGCTTGAATTGGGCCGATGAGACCTATTTTGAACCGGAGGGAAACCCATGTCTCTGCGAGGAGCGCCATGCTCCTTGTGATCCTGACAAGGCGTGCTATTGGTCGCGGATCGGAACCCGAACGTTTGACGCGGACGGCGCTCTGGTTCACGACGGAACGCAGAGCTTCCGGTTCGAAATGAGGGCCGGCGGGTACAAACGTGAGTACCTCGACCAGTGCGAGACCATTACTCTTGAGTAAGTTGGAGACCACCGGAACAGATCCCAACCAAAAGCGCTACTTTCCAGCGTTGAGCGGCACATAATAAATCATCTCTCCTCTCGGGGAGAGATGAGCGTAGACTGCGTCATCTAGACTGCGTCTAGTAGTAAGCGTACCGAGGATAGTAGTACCACATGAAGGGGTTGTTGATCATGTACCCGCGAGGACGCATGAACACTGGGTGGTGACGTCCGCGCCATCTCCACGCCCGACGTCCACGGCCGTACATCGGTCCCCAGTTCCAGGGGTGATAGGCGTACCCTTCGACATCATCTCCTCCGTCGCAGTCGTACATCTCTCTTCCACCGGTTCCGTCGGTACCACCGGGTGTACCGAGGATGTCCCGGGCTTCTGCTTTCAGTCTCTTGAGATCCTCAAAAGCCTGCGTGATGTACATACCGCGTTGAGCAGCCGGTAGACGGTACAACACAACGATCGCGGCCTCAGCCTCAGCGATCATCTGTCGGATCTCCTCTCGTTAGGACTCACTGGCTGATCGAAGGCAATCCTCGAGATTTTGCCGGATCTCTGTCTCAAGTTCTTGGGGGTTAAGGGACATCACCCTCGCAGCTTCAGCGTCGGAAATGCCGTACCTGGCCCAAAAACCTGGAGAGGTTCCCTTGTTTCGGGGATCGGCCTGTAATCTCTGTCTTTGTGAAGTAATCATTATCTTAGACACCTAACAAGTTACTATCACTCCACAAGATATTCTTCTCGTAAGTCGATATGGCAAGAAGCAAAGCATCAAGAAAACGTGCCGCCAAGAAACGTCGAGCCAAGGCGACCGAGGCCCGTCGGCAGAAGGCTCTCTCCGATAAGCAACAGCGTATAAAGGGAGAGATCGGTATGCTGTGCAAAACGGACGAACACGGTAAGGTTCTCAAGAGCTACATCACTGTTGATAACTTCAAACGTATCAAAGCGTTGATGAACACCCTCGACATCGAGGTACTACAGGCAACCCATGATGGTAAACGTAAGTCTTTCAGCTATCGGCAATACTGTAAACTCTTTGAGTCTTACATCCGCAAGTCCGAGAAGTGTGGTGGGCAGGTTTGCTGTCAGGCTATTACTGAAGATGGAACGAGGTGCAAGCGTCCGGCGAGTAGATTCAGCACTCTCGATATCACCGAGACGCAGATCAGCCCCATCCACGTTGGAGAACGCGAAGAAGAGAGATGGCACCCTGCCACCGGCGCCAAGATGAACATCCCTGGGTTCATCCGAGAACAGCTTGGAACGAAGAAGTTCGAGGAGCTGAGACTCCTTGGGTTCGCTAATACTTGCTGTTTTTACTGCTGGCAACACGCCGCGATGTTCGTGGGCGAGGGGGTGACCTGGGCGACGAACATACTATACTACACCACCCATCCCGAGGATATCTTCAGTATCTTCTATGACGATGTCAAAGTACGCAAGTTTCTTGGGACGGTGACGTACTACGTTGACCGCCTGGGCGAACTCCGAACACCCGAGGAGATCATCAAGCACATGTTCCGGACATACGGTATCACCCACGGCGCTTTCTCTACGATGTATTGGGCAGTATTCGGGATGGTGTTTATGTACGACACCCTCAAGCCGATCCTGGTGAATTACCTTTCTGGATCCCCGGAGGAGGTTGAAAGCACCATCGAAGAGATGTCAGAGACAGCCGCGGAGGTACTTCTCGAACTACAGAACCAGTAGACACCTGTCTACGCTCGCCAACCAGTAGACTCCGTCTTCACCTATATAGGTGAAGATGAAACAGCTCAGATACTCATCCTCCTTCCGGTGGGGGCGTGTCGTCGATCTGTCCACACATTAGCGCTGTCACTAGAGGCGCTAAAGCTGGTACATCCAGAGGAATCGCTCCTCTTACAACCGTACCCTTCAGAACACCTGTCAAGTACCACGGTTCGTAGCTCTCGACACGAACCGGATACATCGTACCGGATACCACACCCGCTACAGGTACACTCGACTCCTGCTGTCGTCAGAGGAATCTCTTTGATGCAGATGTCACAGATTCTTCGGGTGGTTATTTCCGAAGCCATGAAAGCCTGTCGCAGAGTGTTGGCATAGTCAATCCAACTCTCGGGATCTTCGGGATTCAGAGGTGTTTCGAACTGCACATGCACCTTGAGACGTAGGTGTTCCAACACACATCCGGGTTTGAAGAGATGTTTGTACTTCTCGAGAAAGGCCGGTTTGTCGTCCTCCGAAAGGGAATCGAACGTGGCAATAAAATGAAGAGCGCTCTCGATCTCCGAGTCAATCTCGGGGCTCTCGGAACCTGAGGAATCACCAACTCCCCCTGTCGCAGCCATATACACAGGAATGTGTTTTACCTATTGGACACGTCTCTAACACATCTGAAAGAATCAGATGTGTTGTTGTTTAGTAGACTCAAATTTAGTCCAAGCCGAAAGTCGCCTGGAAGTCATCACCGAACAGCTGTCTCATACCCGTTTCGCCGATCTGGCCGACGACATCCGGACTCAGATCGGCGTTACCGACGAGGAGCTTTTTCCCGAACTCAATGAACAGTTTGGATGTGTCCCATCCCTCAACGTAACCCTCGCGGAAGATCTTCAGACCCTCTTCGGCCATGTTGATCTTGTCGAACTTGACAAGATTCTCGATAGCGGTGTTGATACCGGGGATGCGGTGTTTGAGCAAGGGATCGAGAGTACCGAGAGTAGGGTCGATCTCCAAACCCGACTCTCCCATCTCCAAGCGCGTCAAGACTTCAGCGACCTTTCCTAGATCTTTCGCCGTCTCAGCAACATCAAGACTCAAGTTGATCTTGTCGATGGTGCCTTGTACCCATCCAGCGTATGGAATCCAATGAGTCGCTGTTTTCGCTATCTCTTGGGTAGCCTTCTGGAGCAACGGTGTTACCTCGAAATCCAAAGCGTCCCACAGCGCTTGTGGTGCTAGCTCCTCAGCTACTGGGATAGGGTGAGCCTCGCCAGTCTCGGTAACCCACGTCACATCCATCTTCCGCGCTAGTTCTTCCGCTCTCGCAGCCTCTCGGAGTTGCCGGGCGGCTTTTCGGACCTCAAACCTCTCTAGAGCAGCCTGATGACGCTCCGCTTTCGCGAGCTTCGCTGCTTCCTTCCGCGCTTCCATCTCAGCACGCGCCTCAGCCGCTTTCGCCTTTGCCTCTGCTCGGCGTTGAGCACGAATCTGCTCTTTGAACTCCCTAGCCTCGGCCTCGGCGATCTTGCGTTGGCGAAGACCCTCTTCGAGCTCTGCCTCGGCACGGGCTCTTTCCTCGGCGAGTCTTGCTTCTTCAGCAGCTTTGGCCTCGGCGAGTCTTGCTTCCTCGGCTGCTTTCTCAGCGGCCACTCTTGCTCTCTCCACGGCTTCCGCCTCACGTTCTGCTTGAGCGATAGTCTCCGCTTTGATTTTTTCTTGAAGTAGTCTCTCGGTCTCTGCGGCGTTCTTTATGTAGGCGTGACCCTCTACCGCTGACTTGTACGCCACAGTAGCGGTAACCGTCTTCGCTGTTGTAGCCACGGCGTGGTTGACAAGAGAGTTCATCCGCTGAATGCGGATCGACTGTTCACGAGCGATCATGTCTCGGAGTTGACCGGGAGTGTAACTCTTCCATCTCCTATCCTCGGGATTGAGCTCTCGGTATAGCTTCTGTAGAGAGCCCTTCTTCATCCTCTTGAGTTCGCCTGCCGATCGATACGGACCGCCGGAGAGGATGGCGAGGAACCGATCGGTAAAAGCAGAGATGGCGCTCTTCTTCTTCTCCGCTCGGATCTGTGCGGCAAGGGTTTTCAACTCCCTCCTCCGAGCAGGAGTTAGCTTATCGGCGAACAGGTCAACGAGTTTGTTCACCCCGATCTTCTCAAGAAGAAGGTTAGTCACGGTGAATCGCGCAATCTCCGACTCGCTTAGTGACCACGCTAACTCCCCAAGTTTCGCCACAGCATCTGGACCGTAGGCGCTCACCGACTCTTTGATAATAGCGTTGAGACCGGTGGCATCTCCGGCAAAAGCCAATCCCACCAACCCCACCGTAACCGCACTGAAAAATGCTAGCTTCCGGTTGTTAGCTATCGCTTCCATAACCGGATTGGTTACCTCGGTTTCTTCGGGATACTCCTCAACGGTTTTCGCCTCGGCACGTCGGGCTTTCGACCTCTTAGGTTCCGTTCGGTCGATCTCCTCCATCACATCCTCAACGACGGATTCGCCTTTCGGTCCGTCCAAAACTCCCTCGACCACAGTGTCGACTACTCGGTCAGCCGCTTCAGCAAGCTCTTCAGCGACAGCCTCAGCCTCACGTCGAGCCTTTATAGCGGAGGCCGGAGGTCTCCTGGTTTGACGAGGTGGTCGGGAGACGGGTTTCTTTCTGGCAGATGGCTTGAACAGCTGTCTCCACGCAGCACCGGTGAAACTCGTACCGTAACCGATACCAGCAGAGATCAAGAACCCAGCGGGTCCCCCACCAGTGAAGAATTGCATTGTTCCGTTGACACCGAGACTGAGTACTTCGGTGGCGATACTATCCACGCGAAGATCACGGGTATCAACGCCAAGACGTCCAAGGGTAGATTTGAGGTACTCATTAGAGATCTTCTGGTTGAGGATCCTTCTCCCCCGTTCGGTCTTTTTCAGCACATTGATCGTTTTGGTGATTGAGTACCTTGATAAGGTTGTAATCCCTCCGATGCCGGCGGTTCGGATTCCCTCCCAAATAGCAGCCGGGATGACGCTAACACCGAGGTATTGCAACATTCCTAGCAACATGCTTAAGCTGCCACTGAACAGATACATTGCGATCAATGTTCCTCCGAGGTACAACATAGCACCCAGAGCGATATTGTAAAGGATCGGTCGCCACCACGTTGTTAGCCATGCCGAAACGGTTTCGTAGGCGCCGCGGGTATCTTCTTTGGTCAGGCCGTCTACGGTCTCTCTCGCTCTCGTTCCTCGGGGAACATATCTTCTTCCGAGGGTCGCGGCTACATTACCGGTATCGGTTGTTGGCGGTCCCACCTCGTCTAATACCTCCCCTACGACTCCGAGTCCCTCCTCAACATCGGACTCGAGGAACTTTCGCATTTTCTCTTTCGGGTCAACGCGAGCTCGCTCCTTCTTCAAGAATTCACCGATGTCCTTACTCGGAGCTTTGGCGGGTGCCTCTCGCTTCTTTAGAAACTCACCGACGGAAGGCCTGCGTGGAGCGCGCTCCTTCAAGAACTCACCGATGTCGGACCTAACCGCAGGTTTCTCTTGAGGAGCACGCTTCGCCAAAAAACCTCCGATGTCTCCTGCCTCGGAGGTTTTCGGTGCGCGTCTGGCGAGGAAATCGCCAATCGATCCAGTGACAGGTTCACCGGACTTTTTCCGTTGAGTGATATTTTCTGCTGACATATTAAAGCGTCCTCGACGAAAGTGTATTACTCACAGACAACATAATATGTCGAAGGAACAAAAGATACTTGACGAGTTTCTCGATCTGCTCAATAGAGCTGCGACAACGAGTAGCATTGTTGCCAGCGCTGCCAGGTCTCTCAAAATCCAGAAGTCACGGCTTGAGCGGCTAAAAACCGACCAACTCCTCACAGAGATCCAGGCTCTCGGGACACTGGTAATTGGTGAGTACGATAGACTCGGAGGTAAGGCTCCCGATCTAACCCCTGAGGTAACGAAACTCCTCCAGTGGATTATGGACAACTCTCCGGAATCTGTTGAGTTTATTCCCGACTGTAAGCCTCCTCTAGAAGCTGGGGATCTCACCTTCGACGACATTGCCGGTAACGAAGAGGTCAAAGAGGACATTCGCAAGAACTACATCTATCCGTTCAAGTATCCGAGCCTGTTCAAAGCCAAATCCAAGGGGATCATGCTGTACGGGCCGCCGGGTACCGGTAAGACGATGCTGGCGAAAGCGGCAACAGCTGCCATCCCCGGCGCTGCCTTCTTCGCCCCCACTCCTGGAGAGCTGAGAGGCAAGTACGAAGGCGAGACCGAGAAGAATATCGACAAGGTGTTCAAGTGTGCTCAACAGGTTCTGGACGAGAAGAACTCTCCCTACAAGGTCGCTATTATCTTCCTCGACGAGTTCGACTCCCTTGCCGGTGCTCGAGGCGACGATCCTGGTATGAAACGTAGCGTCAATGCTCTTCTCCAGGCCATGGACGGTATCAAAGCAATGCCGAACGTCTCAGTGATTGCTGCGACTAATCTCCCGTGGGATATCGACGGTGCTGTCCGTCGACGGTTCTCTGCAGAGATCTTCATCGACCTTCCAGATCCGGAAGCAAGAGAGTTTCTCGCCCGGCAACAGATTTCCAAGAACTTCCTCCGACCGGGAAAGAAGTGTTCCGTCTATAAGGAGGGTTCCTGGAACTTCAACGACGCCATCTTCGAAGACATTGAAGAGTTTGGTCAGGAGCTGTGCAAGCGGTCAGAGGAGGTGGAGAAGGAGACGAAAGGGTGGACCGGTACCTACACCGAAAGGGAACAACGCGAAGTGGTGAGATTGGTTGATGGAGAATTTGTCTCTTCTGGGGCAAAAGGAAGACTGTTGAATCGAACCGGTCCGAACGAAGCCGCGGCAGAGCTTCTTGCCAAAGTCAAGGATGAGTCTGTGCCATATAGCGAACTTGAGATCGAGGATCTAGAGGACGGGGACCTGAAGTACGGGGACCTGAAGTTCGGGTACTCTGGTAGCGATATGGACAAACTCATGATTACTTCCATTCAGATCGCCAGTGCTCGCGCTCTCGAGGCGGGGTTCAACGACATCAAGTTTGGCGGAGAGACTTACTACTATGCCGTTCCAGCCAAAGGAAGCAAGTATGTCATTTTCGAGCACGTTCGAGATAAAATCTTGGGTAAGAAGAAACCGCGGGTGCTCTCCGATGAACAGGCCAGACGAGCCCTGAACTTTGCCTTCTGCCAAGACGACGTTTTCGAGGGGATGGAGAAGTACCCCTCGACCATCATCAGCAAGGACTACGTGAACTTGATTCTGTACAAGTACCGCGGGATCACACCGAAGAAGAAGAAAGATTAAGTCTGTATTCTTACGAGTATCTCATGTCTCGATAAGACATGAGAGTTGGAAGCTGTGGCTCACGCAGATTCCGTCCACGAAACCCTCTTCCGGAACTCATCCTCAGACATACCGGCGGAGCTGGAGAACTTCGCCTTCTCCTCTTCTCCGGGAGGGTAGCTATAGTTACCCGTGACGTAGGCAGTTCCACGAAAGCGGAGACGAATGGGGTTCAGGCCCTTCGCGGGAGGCGGAATCTCGAGAAACCACTCCTCCGACGAAGAGGTGGAGGTGTGATGCCACACAAACGTGTGACCGTAGATGTCTCGCGACTCCATCTCCTTGAGGTCTGTGTACTTGAAGGGAAGCTCGCCCCTCGGGTGAACGGTGATCGTCTGTGTTTCAGGGTTCACCGTGAACCCTCCCACTCGAGGAGGGGCCTTTCCGTAAAAGCGATAATGTGACATGTTACACCGGGTGTGTAAGAAAGAAGACTTTGTCTGAGAGTTCGAAAATGAACCCTGATTTGACATGCGAACGTCACTTTTCTTTCGATTTTCGCATATACTCGGTGATGTATTCGTAGAGTACGTAAGATACGATCGAGCATGGATACCCTTCTAGCGTCTCCTCGATCTCTTGACAGTCTGGGAACTCCGGAATGACTTTCCGGATGCAGGAGTTATTCTTCTTGGCGTACCGGATGATTCCACACCTCGCCGGCCAATCACCCCCGAGGTCTTCGAGGACACCGTCTTTGAAGTAGAATGTGGCTTCCTGGCAGACGGGCATGTCAGGTCGGTCGAGCGCAATATCGAGGCATTCGTGTCTCACCGCAACACCATCGAACCCGAGATCTTTCACGATCTTCGTTGCAAGGTTCTTCACTGCTTTTCGATCGGTTACCAATTCACACTCTGGGGAGAGGACATTCCTCTCCGAGTCGCAGCTGACCGAACACCCGTACATACTACACAGCCTCTTCTTGTTATGAGGATCGCTGAGAACGATCAACCTCGGTCGAACCATCTTCGTCTCCACCCCCTCACCTCTTGTGGAGAGACCTCGAGGGAGAAGGCTTTTCCCGGTGGATGGACAGTAGAACTGCACGTCTGGAGAGACGGAAAGGTAGTACAGTCCCGTCTCCGGATCCAGAGCCCGAAAGGAACAGAGGAACCAGCTAAAGCTGTCACTCCCGGAACCCCCAACCGCACGTCTCCACTCATTAGGATAGTAAAGGTTCACTACGTCGAACTTCATGATCCAGTCGACTTCTTATGTAATACATACTCATAATTCCCTCGCCGTTAAGTAAGAGATCGAAGATATGAGTTGGACAGGTTGTGTAGATGTCGCTCCGTGCACAACGTGCATTAGCGGCGTAAGCCCTTCCGACTTTCGACAATGGGCATACGTGAAGAAAACACCATCCTCCCCCGAACATGCCGATCTGTGTTCTCACGGCGAAGAAGATTCCGTTTCAGGGAGGTGGCCCGGGACCCAAACCTCCACCCCCGCCACCACCTCCACCGGGACCCCCGGGGTGGTTTGAGAAGCACAAGAAGCTTATTATCGGTGGAGCGATCGTCGGTGTGGTGTTGGTTTTGATTGTTGTCGGGGTGATGGTAGCAGAGCGACGGAAACCCTCTGATCTTCCTACCGAATCACCGGCGAGTGGGATCTGGGAGACCGAAGCGAAAGCGTACCCGGAGATGGTTCCAGTGATATCGTAGCGCACGTGCGTGTGCACGCAAGCGTAACTCATCTCTCAATAGAGATGAGTTGTGAGGGTCCGAGATTAAGACTCTAAGACACAGACACCCGGCCGCGATCGTTGGGATCCTGACCTCCAACATCGACGACAGAGGTGATGACCGCCCTTTTCGAGAGTCCCTGAACACCACCCGTCAACACATCAAAGTCAGGGTCGGTAACACAGACGCCGATAGTGGTTCCACAGTACGTTGTCGCCTTAGTCTTCGGTCCGTTGTTGATGTAGATGGGATGAAGAGTGTATCCCTGTTCCTCGACAACACCGAGTGCCTGGTGGTAGTTCATGTTCCGGATGTTGGAGAAGGTGTGCATGATATCCAGTTCATCAGCACGGGAGAGCCTCTTCTCTTTGAACTTGTCAGCTTCTTCGCGAGCTTGGTTGATCTCACGGATGGTAGCATAACCACCGCCGCGACTGGCGTAGTACTTCACCGGTTCCTTACCGGTGCGACGGCCAACATCGAGAGTTTCTTGTACCGATCGAGTCTGACGTTGGTGCTCCTCTTCAAAGAGCATCGCTAGTTCGTCATCTCCGGGAGCTGCCTCGAAATTGGGATCCATCTTCACTGCAGCGCTGACGACCGCCTCGGGGTTGGAAAGGTACTCAACATCGTGACCTTCGGCCGACTGAGTCGTCGGTTGAGACTGCGGCTGGGGGATTGATCGAGCTGTAGGCTCCGCGAGTTCCGAAGACTCTCCGGTGAGGTGCTGAACCAGCTGTTGCACCGTCATCGTCTGCATCATCACAATGCTCTGAAGGGCGGCGATGGACTCTGCAGCCTCGACATTAGGGTCGTAGGCTTCATCCTCGTCGAGATCGTCTTCGAAGTCCTCTTCAATGTCCTCAAGATCAGGGTCTTCAGCTTCCTCTTCGAGTTCCCCTCGTAGCTGTGCGTTCTCCTCCTCCAGAGCACGAATGCGTCTGTCAAACTCCTCTTCGTTGTCTTCGTCTTCGGTGTCCTCCTCCGAGGATTCATCGGTGTAGTCAACGCCCAGAATCCTGTCATCGCTCCAGATCATCCGACCGAACCACCCAGCAATCAAACCAGCCAACAACCCGACAATCAGGTGTGCCGATTCTCCCGCAGCGCAATCTTTGCACACTGATGCAATTACGTAGGGATCCATATTTACTTGTGAAGGTGTACTAGTACGTTGTACCAAGGTATTATTTTGCCATTCGTCAGTCTTAAGACTAGTTCATCGCTAGCACTGACAGCACGAAAAATATCACCGACGCCATGAAAGAAACGAGCATATTCACCACGTCGTACTTGCGTGACTTGGGGCAACTCCTCGCGTCCTTCGATGTATAAGACAATGAACTGATGGCGCCGCAGACCGCGAACAGGATCGAAATGATCAGTAACGTAAGACCACTTACACCTAGTTTCAGCATGTTTACCTGCTCCTCTTTACTACACGCTCCAGAAGATTTCCTGGGTATTGTTAAGTATTGGTTCGCAAGATGAGCGATGTTGATCTGTACCACCACGTCGAAACACCTTCCTATCCAGCGTTCCTGACACCGTTCACAGTGTTCCACCTGTTGACGGGAGTGCTAGCGTTCGTGGTGTTGAGGTGGTTGCTGCCGCGGTTCCCCGTGTTTTACGACTTCGTCATTTGGTTTGTGGTGCACGGCCTATACGAACTGAAAGACGTTGCCGACCCTCAGACCACCAACTCATTCGGGGATACCATCGCGAGCATGCTGGGGTTCTTTCTGACGTGGTTGGTGTTTGGGGAGAGACCTGTCTCTCTGCCGGTTGTTTTTGGGGTGGCTGGGGTTGTGGCTGTCGCCAGTTTCGTCATCCCCGAGAAGCCTTCGTGGCGTCTACACTCAAACATGTCCCACAAGGATATGTTTCCACGGCCGGGAGAGCTCGCGTTAGGTCATTCGTAAACAACCTTCAGAGCTCTCGGCTCTCCCGGCCTTCACTACAATAGGAAGATCAGTATTAGAATCATGATAATAGCCACAACAAACTCACAGACCGCCGTGATGATGTTGATCTTTTTGGTATCGCCGCAGTGATCCGCTTTCGATGCGGCGATAGAGGTCATAACTCCGGCCGCGATCAGAGCGACCGTTCCGAGAATTGAAGAGATTACTACTCCCATAACTTTACTGTGAATACCAACAGTACGACTTGGAATTAACCTATATATTCTCTCGACGTTTTTCGCTGACTCGGGTATATGACGGTTTAGAGAGTCGAAGATACCCGATCAACCAAAGCGAAGCTATGCCTATCGGTAATATTCCTCCCGAAAGTGAGGTCGTCGTCCTCCTCAATGAGATCTTAAGGCGCATCGAAAACATCGAGAGACGCCTTGATCTAATAGAGACGCCTATCTCTCATCCTGACAGGCTGATCTCCAGTACCTTAACCTCAAGATTTCCATCCATGTACAGATCCCGTCGAACGAGGCCCGTGGGGTGGCCTATCTCTCCGGACCCAAGCACTACCCCTCATCCACCTAGGGAGTGGTTTACTCGGCGGACCGAGATTGAGAACAGAATTCCAGACACTGTTCCCGAAGCTGTTGAGGTACCTATCGAGGAAAACCTTAATGGGTTGGATCTAAACAACAACATCCAAAATGCGCTCTCCAGGATCTCCGAAGGGCAAATTGATTGATTGGTTGCTATGTTCATTTCATCTCACTGATATAAAGTGAGATGAAGATCGTTAATCACGTTCTGCCGGAAGTTGCAGAAAATCGAAGTTTGGTCCTGGGTTCCCCCGAAGACGGTTAAGTGAGCATCTGAACCAGAGACTTACACATACCGAGTACTTGTGAAAACATGGCTACAACCAAAGGAAAACGCTTGAACCCCTTTCAGCACGCTCTGAAGCGGCCGGATACCTACATCGGATCTGCCAAGACCACCACCGCAACGGTGTGGATCTTTGATGACGAGACCGGTACCGCCGTTCAGAAGCGCATCCGATTCAATCCCGGACTGTTCAACATTGTTCGGGAGATCCTCTCCAACGCGATCGACAATGTTTGGCGGTCGAAGGAGAACGACACCCCTCTGAAGAAGATCGAGATCTCGGTCAACACCAAATCCGGGGAAATCTCAGTGTGGAACGACGGATACTGTATTCCTGTGCATCAAGAGGAGTACGAGTACACCGAGCCGCGCAGCGGTAAGGTCCTCACCGAGGAGCTGTACCCCGCTGAGGTGTTCTTTGGCGACATGTTCGCCGGAACCAACTACGATGACGAAGAGACTCGGAAGACCTCAGGGCGGAACGGGATGGGTGCCAAAGCCACTAACGTGTTTAGCTCGAGCTTCACAGTCGAGTGCACCAACCCGGAGGACAAGTCCAAATTCGTTCAGGTCTACACCAAGAACGGAACGACTCGCTCTGAGCCCGAAGTCAGCAGCTTCCGCAACAAGTACGGGTACACACTCATCACGTTCACTCCCGACTACAAGTACTTCCAGTTCCCTGACCCAGAGAACCCGGGCATCACCGACGAGTTTGTCGCTCTTCTGAAGCTGTACGCTTACGAAGTGGCGATGATCACCGGTTCGCTCGTGAAGTTCACTCTGAACGGGCGCGGAGAGCCGGTCTCGGAGAACATTCGCGTCAACAACCTCGAGAAGTTCGTCCGGATGTTCTACCCCGACACTGCCGCCAACAAGATGACCTCTCTAGAGGCTCCGAATGGCGACGAGTGTGTGATGGTGGAGGGTGACGAGCCGGAGATCGAAGAGACTGAAGACCTCACTCAGATTTCCTTTGTCAACGGCATTCGCACCAAGTCTGGAGGCATCCATGTCGAAGCATGGCGTGACACTGTCATCCCGGCGCTGGTGCGGACGTTCAACGCCCGGAAGCCGAAGCGCGGCGAGAAGACGCAACTCAAAACTTCAGCTAAAGCTGTCTACCCGTATCTGCACATGTTTGTGCGGGTGGAGGTCGATCGCCCGCGGTTCGCGTCGCAAACAAAGGATGAGTTGACAGAGGTGTTCGACGACTCTTCCAAGTCTGTTCCCTACAAGCTCTACAACGCTCGGAAGAAGACGGAGAAAGAGGCGTGGGCAAAGACCCTCGACCTCGCCGTCAAGCGGATGCTAAAGTGGAACTTTGTCTTCCTTCTTGAGGAGAAGCTCCTCGCCAAGCTCGACCGGGCGATGGCTCGTAAAGAAGGCACTTCGAAGAAGCGAGTGAGCATGGGGTCGAAGGCCGACGATGCCAACAAGGCTGGAACGAAGGAGTCGATGAAGTGTACTCTGCACATCACCGAGGGTCTCTCAGCGAAGGCGTTTGTTGTTCGTGGTATCGGCTCGGTGCCTCACGGCCGGGATTTCCACGGTGCCTTTGCCATCAAGGGTAAGTTCCTCAACGTCCAGAACGCTTCGGTCCGCGAAATCAACAACAACGAAGAGGTGCAGCTCCTGAAGCAGATACTGGGTCTTCGCCACGGTGTGGACTACAGCGACGATGCCAACTTCAAGACACTTCGGTACGGCAAGGTCTCCATCGTTGCCGATGCTGATGACGACGGCATTCACATTCGGGGTCTGCTTCTCAACTACTTCTTCACTGAGTTCCCCGGACTCATCGAGCGCGGGTTCGTCACATCGTTCAGTACCGCTGTCGCCGCGGCGATGTACGGGAAAGGAAAGGCCGCTAAGAAAGAGTTATTTTACTCCAACCCCGAGTTTCGGAAGTGGTACGCCTCTCCTGCGGCGATGGCGATTCGCGGGATGGATGTCAAGTACTACAAGGGTCTTGGCTCCATCAACCCGAAGGACGCACCGGGGTACTTCCGCGACCCGAAGATGGTCGAGTACTTTATGGAGGGTGATGAGAAGGACTACATGGATCTGGGCTTCAACGAAAAGTCGAGCGACTGGCGAAAGACATGGATCACCCGCGACATGAAGAAGGCCGCGGTCCCGACCAACCCCGACGAGATCATTCTTGACTTTGAGGACGACAGCTCGGATGAAGAGGAGGAGAGTGTCGAAAACGAACCGGAGATCGTCGAGTACATCTACGAAGGCCGTCTGGGACTTAGCAGCTTTGTCGACCAGCAGCTCATCATCTACCACAAGATGGCACTGCGTCGGGCGCTACCGGGTGTCTGGGATGGGCTGAAGGAGTCGCAACGCAAAGTGCTCTTCGCCATCCTCCTTCGGAAGTACAAGAAGACGAAGGATCTGGAGAAGGTGATGGGCGCAGTGAAAGAGGAGACTGGGTACCATCACGGCGGGAAGTCGCTCCAAGACACCGCCACCAAGATGGGTCAGGGCTACGTCGGAAGCAACAACATCCCCCTTCTTCAGAACGACGGTGAGTTCGGTACTCGGATTGAGGGTGGTAAGGACGCGGCCGCTCCGAGGTACATTGCCACGATGGAGGAGGAGATTACGCGGGTGATCTTCAGTGCCCACGATGATGCTCTTCTGGAGAGGTTGGTGGAGGACGACGAGCCGGTGGAATTTCGGTTCTTCATGCCCATCCTGCCGATGCTCCTTGTCAACGGTGCGAAGGGCGTCGCGAGTGGATTCTCCACCGACATCCCCAACTACAACCCGATGGACATTGTCGAGTGGATCGAGACGTGGCTGGACGAAGATGGGAACACCTCAGACTTGCCGGAGCTGTTGCCTTGGTACCGTGGGTACAATGGAGACATTGAGCTCATCCGGACCAAAGCCGGGAAGGCCGTCGGGTGGAAGTCGAAGGGTATCCTCGAAGTCGGCTCCGGTAAGGGCGAGAAGGGCTGGTGGCACATCCGAGAGCTACCTATCGGGACTTGGACCAAGCCATTCGAGGAGTGGCTGGAGTACCTGGAGACCGGCACTGCACCCAAGGGCAAGAAGTGGAAGAAGAAGGATGTTCGTGGACTCAGCGACATCAAGAACTACTCCACTGTGAACACGGTGCACTTCATGATCAAACCCACCAAGGACTTCAAGCCGGACATGGACACACCGGGCAACCTGAAGGTGATGCAGAAGACTCGCTCCCTCAAAAACATGGTCGCCATCGACGAGAACGACTACCCGCACCGGTTCGCCAGTCCCGAGGATGTCCTTCGGTTCTTCTGCCCTCGGAGGCTGAAGTACTACCAACTCCGCAAGGACCACCTTCTCGATGTGATGAACCGAGAGCTGATGATGGCCTCTAACCGGTACCGGTTTGTGAAGGGTGTCGTCGACAAGAAGCTCGACCTCCATCAGAAGAAGGACGCACTGGAGGCGACCCTCGCCGGCAAGCCGTGGAAGTTCGACCGCATCGTCAGCGGCAAGAGTACCGAAGCCAGCTACGAATACCTGCTGAGTATGCAGATGCGCTCGATGACGGTCGAGAAACTCGCCGAGCTGAAGAAGGAGGCCGACCGTCTCGAGAACGAGATTGCGGTGCTGACAGCCAAGTCCGACCGGGTCCTGTGGCGGGAGGACCTCACAACATTCCGCGCAGCGTACAAGAAGTTCCTCAAGACCCGCCACGAGGAGTAGGCCTCTGCGACTTCGGTCTCCCCTCGGGGAGACTTCGTCTTAACATATCCCCTCGGGGAGACTTCGTCTTAACATATCCCCTCGGGGAGACTTCGTCTTAACATATCCCCTCGGGGAGACTTCGTCTTAACATATCCCCTCGGGGAGACTTCGTCTTAACATATCCCCGAGGGGAGACTTCGTCTTAACATATCCCCTCGGGGATATGTTGTGTTACAGGTACACCCACCCACTAAGCTATGAGCGAGGAGTGGTCAATCCCCAACGGTCCGGTTAAGGATATTCCTGTTGGGTACACTGTATTCGACGGGAAGTCATTCCGACCGATGGTCGACGACCCCCAACCAAAAGAACAAAGTCCTCAAGCCGCCAAGTAAAAAGAGTCAGGACTGATTGATGTAAGAAACTCAAAGAGTTTCTCGCTTACCTATTCTCCTGGCAATAGGTAAGTCTTAGTGTACTGTTAACTTTACGTTTCAATCATGTCTGACAACCCAAATTCTAGAGGCGTCTCTCGCGAGGTTCTCTCACTTACAAATCAGAATCGAATCACAGTTCCTATCGGCTCCTCCCTCTCCAATCCGCAGAGAAAAGGAAGTTTGATCTGGGATTCGCGTCTCAAGAACCTCTACATCTCGAACGGAGAAGAGTGGCAGGCGGTAGTAGCTGTGGACTCGTCTGGTGATACTACAGTGCCTATCCAAGACATTGAATCCGATTCCACGAGCGTTAGCGTTGTCGGCGATGACGGCAGTTCCGAAGCGAACACTATTCAGTTCGTGACGAACAACACAACCGCCGCCATCTTCAACGACAACGGCGTTCTCATCGTCACCGCTGGTGGCGTCGATCCCAACACCATCACCCCCGCTGCCGGAAAGGTCGCTCACTTTGAAGGCGACGTCAAGATCACCGGTGTGATGGATCCTATCGGCCTCGAACTTGACGAACAATCGTCAACACCCCTTGATCCCACCGGTACGACTACCGGTGTGCTATATGTCAAGGACAACAACCCGAATGTGCTCGTGTTCGTTGACAACTCCGGTGTGGAACACGTTATCAGCGGTCCTGGTACCGGTGGTGATGTGAACGGACCGGCCAGCGCCACCGATGAGGCCGTCGCTCGTTTCGACGGAACCACAGGAAAGCTGATCCAGAACTCCACGGTGACTATCACCGATGCCGGAGATACAACCATCCCTGGCGATCTTACTGTCACCGGGGCGAACGTCACTCTCCCGGCGGGAAGTATCGGTGCGTCGGAGCTGGCGACCGATTCTGTCGGTCCAACACAGCTGCAAGCAACCGGAGTTGGTGCCGCATCTTACGGTTCAGCAACACAGGTTGGTACCTTCACTGTGGACGCAGAAGGTCGACTCACAGCTGCATCAAATGTTGCTATCACCGGTGGCAGTCAGAACCTCTCCTCGGTTCTTAGTAACGGAAACACCACCGGTACCAACAATATCATCCTTTCGGACTCAGCCAGCGGCATTACCTCTAGTGCCAGCAACGTTCCCATCAGAATCTTGGGGTACGTGTCGGGGGCAACGGGTAATGGTGGCGATGTCCTCATCACGGGTGGTGTTTCCATCACGGGCAATGGTGGTAACGTCGTCATTACAGGTGGTTCGACGCTGAGTGGAGGATCACAAGGAGATATCGACATCCAAACATCAAGTATTGGTGGCGCCGTAACGGCCGGTGCGATCAATCTCACCGGTGGTACTCATAACGGTTCTGTCACCGCCACTCCAATCAACATCACATCCGGTAGAAACACCGGTACCGGAGCAGGTGGCGGTGTGCTCATTAGAGCCGAAGGTGGTGGCACAGGTGCCGCCGGTGGCGACGTCGACATTGAGACCAGCACCGGTGGTAGCGCGGCCGGTGACATCAACCTTCGTACCGCCGTATCCTCCGGTACTGTTACGGCAGGTACCATCAAACTTGAAGGTGGTCGTCACAGTGGATCTGTACCTGCTGGCGGTGTCGAACTCATCGGTGGTGACAACACTGGAACTGGTTCAGGTGGTGCGATCACCATCAAGGCCGGGGAGTCTCCCACAACCGGGACAGGCGGTGCCATCTCCATCACCTCTGGTGGTGTGAACTCAGGTGCCGGTGCCGGTTCAGGTGGCGCCATCAACATCACAACCGGTGACTCCAACAATCCCGCCCAGTCATCCGGTGCTCTGTCTCTCGCCACAGGATTTGGCGGCGTCGGCGCCGACTCTGGCGCTGTCAGTCTCACCACAGGTACTGTGATTAATGGTAGCACGGGTAACATTACCATCGCCACTGGCGGCGTCGGTACTGGCGGAGGTAGTTCGGGAGATGTCAACATCAGCACCGGAAGCGGTGCTCAGACCTCAGGTGCTTCCGGTAACATCAACATCACCGCCGGTAACTACGGTGGTGTGGTGAACATCCAGTCTGGTGGTGCTTTCAGCGTCGGAGGCGGTTCGGATGTTAACATTACCGCTGGTAGTGGCGGTGCGACGAACGGATTTGGTGGCAACGTCGTCATTACAGGTGGCAGTTCCAGTGACAATAGCCTCAACACGGCCGGTGGTGTCCAACTGGTGGGTGGACAAAATTCTGGTACTGGTGGTGACAGTGGTGATATCACATTCACCACGCCGACCTCTACCGGTCTGGGCAGCCCCGGTGATGTGGTATTCGACCTCGGTGATCAGTCCGGTGCAGGATCCTCCCGCATCGGCCGGGTTCTGTTCGGTAGCTCCACAGTCGGTACCCATCTGGTCTCTCGCGGCCCTGTACCGACGGCGCCAGCACTTCCCGGTTTCTCTGGCATTTCTTCCACGTCCACAGATATGGCCGGTAGGATGATATTTACCGGCGCAGGCGTAGGAATAGTGACATTCGCCAAACAGATTAACGCGAGTCTTGTTACAGTACAGGTAACAGCCAGCCTGTCCAACGTTGATGCTCACGTCCTTGCTACCTCCACAACTGCTTTCACTGTTGGCGTAAACAACTCTTGTAATGTCGACTACTTTGTCATTGCTTTGGCGTAGATGTGAACATCTCACCCACGCACAACCTCTCTTTTGGCCAAAGCCAAAAGAAAGATAAAACGACTGTCGTGTAATAACAGGTACCTGCACAGATCAGATGATTACCTTGAACTCTTTACACCAACGCGGACAACGTATCGTCCGGGATCTGGGGTGGCACGGCTTTCCCGCTGACTACACCATCACCCCTTTATGGCAGATGTTCACCTTCACCTACACGCAGCACCTTTCTTGCAGTACCAGGCATTGATACCCAACCACTCGGTGAAATTTATTTCTATTCTCCTGGCAATAGGTAAGTCTTAGTGTACTGTTAACTTTACGTTTCAATCATGTCTGACAACCCAAATTCTAGAGGCGTCTCTCGCGAGGTTCTCTCACTTACAAATCAGAATCGAAT